AAAAATTAAAATAAAAACATGTGGATTTATATCAGCATTATGTCTATTGATAATTGTAGCATTTCAACAAATTTCAATATTAACAATAATAGTTGGGACTACATCATTGGTATTAAGTATTATAATGTTTGCTATAATTGCGGATAATTATGATGAAGAAGATAAAAACAATATCGAAACTATATTTTTTGCTATAATATATTTAGGGGTTGGGATAATTCTTACAGCTATAGGATGGTTATTGCAATGAAGTGGCTTAAATATAAAAAAGGGTATTATTACTTTAGCGAAGATATGACTGAGATAGCTTGCCTTTTATGTGGAATCTTTGTATGTGAATTGTCGGAAAAAGGATTAGATCGTTTTACAAAACATCTTAATAAGTGTCATAACACGTGCCCACTAAGTTTGTTGTTTTAGGGGATAGTGCAATTTGTGAAGAAGATGAATTGGAAGCAACGATTGTTGGACTTTTACAAGAAGGAGAAAATGTAATAGACTATGTAAAAAGACAGGATTACTCACAGAAACACGCAAAACAAGAATTAGAAGAAATATACAAAAAGCATGAGTGATAATAATGAGAGCACAAGATAAAGTTAGACCAACAAAGAACGCATCATCTCACGAAACATCCCCAGAGATGGTAATAGATTTGCTAAATTATGTTCCATATTATTATGAAGATGTTGTTATGGATGCTGGAAGTGGGGCAAATAAAGTATGGTATAATAACATTATTACGAGAGATAAAATGGAATGGGATTTGGAAGATGGTAAAGACTATTTGAAATTTGATGGAGAAGTAGATTGGACTGTTGGCAATCCACCTTATCATATCAGTTGGGATTTCCATCTTAAAGCATTACAAACATCACGAAAAGGAATAGCGTGGTTAGTCAATCTAAATAATTTGAACTCTCTACTATCTCCGAAACGTTTAAACATTATGCGAGACTATGAGTTTGAATTAACCCACATTATTGTTGTTGAAGATGTGAGATGGTTTGGAAGGTATTTCTTCTTGATTTTTGAAAAAATAGATATCTATGGTGGGCAAATGAAATTCTCATGGATAAATAAAAAGTATGGAAATAAGTTAGCAAAAGGAATGTAAAACTCATGTCCCACTATTACGTATTGGTATATACATGCAAATCTTGTAAAAGAGGATTTGTAGTTTTTGTGCATAGTAAAAAATTTACATCTCGTAAATTGCCGCAATGCCCATCATGTAATAGTTCGGACAATGTTAAATATCATAGTGTAATGTATGGTAAAAAACGTATAAAAAAGAAAGTTATGAGTGATATACAATGATACGAACCGAACATTGGCTTGAGTGCGAGGATATAGTTATTACATTTATAAAAACACATGGCTATGTCTATGATAAACATAGTGTTGTAGAAATGAATTTTGATACGGATGATGCACGTCTTTCAATGGAATTATCTGTATCATCTTTATTTAAATTAAAAAAACAATTAGATAATTTTATTGCAGATAATGTTCCGAAACAATTAATTCAAAAAAATTAAAGAAGGTAGTATAATGAAAATAATTGAGTGTTTATCAACGAACAATGTCAGTATAACAATTAAAAAAATAAATTCGTGGACTTCGAAATTTGCTATATCTTATATCATACATGATCATAAAAATAATGTGGATATAACATTGCAAATGTCAACTGATACGTTATTGCAAATGAAATCAACAATAGATAATTTTGTTAAGCAATGGATTGATTAAATGGGAGATAATAAAAATGGATAATGTAATTGAAAATGTTGCTACCGTTATGGTAATTGCATTAGTGCTTACTGGTTGTTTTGAATTAATATATATTGGGGGTTTCGCATGGAAGCAGGAGAATCATAATATAATTTCTGCTAATAGCTTTTTGAAATTGGCAACTGGAACACCAGATTTATATCTAAGATGCAGATATCTGCAATCTGCTATAACATCGCTAAGTAATTTTAACGATAACCCTAATTGGATAAATGGATTGCCATATACCGACCCGTATATAATAAAAACACAAATCTTATCCAATATTAATGTTCTGTCTAAAACATTAGAAAATGATAATCTTACTGCATTTGAAAGGCAAAAGACTATAGAAGTTAGTAACAACGCCATAGCTCAAATTATGGATGAGTTAGATCAAGTATTTATATTTAAAACTATAATGTCAAATTATACTGTTTTATATGTATTTATTTGGGCATTTGCATTGCTTTTCTGTTTAGCAGTTAAGTTCCATTATGAAAAAACATAAATATTTCTTTACTGTTATTAATATTAACGGTGTTAGATATGGGAAAACATTATAACGTAAATATAGCTGTTTTTTGTTTGTTAATTATTCCATTGTTACAACAAGCAAACTTAGCAATATTAATTTCTGGTATTATGTCTTTAATTGCTGGAGTAATTGTGACATATCTATATGTAAAAGACAATGATATTGTTAATAAGATATTTGCTATCCTATATATTATTCTTGGAATATTATTGGTTGTTGTTGGGCTACTTAGGTAATGGTGTATTCATTTGAATCCAATAATTTACACATCTTCAACATGTCATAACTGTGTTAAACTAAAGAATCTTTTAAATAAATTAGGTGTAAAATATGATGAACGAGATGTAAGCGATGCTAACTTTCTTGCTGAAATTATGATGCTGGATGTAGAAACATTACCAGTATTGGTTCTCAGAGGAACTATTTTATTTGGTGATGACTTAACGGAAGAATCTATAGTTGATGCCATAAATTGTGAAAAAATAGAGTTTGGTGAATAGTATGAAAAAGCAACTTATAGATGAACAACTTATGTATATAAAATCGTTAGTTGGAGAAAAACTCATAGGGGCATTTAAAATATCCCCTAAAACGATAGAACTACACTTTGAAGATGCTATTATATCTATAAATACAACACAATTATATGTATCAATTCCTCGACCAGTAGAGCATCCATTAGAAGATGAGATAGATGAATTCGATAGAAATTATGACCCCATAAAGTAATCGACATCTTTAAATATCTAAGTCCAATATAGAAGGGGTTGGTTGATATGCCCAACAAAACCCATACAAATATTACGCATTTCGAGATCATACCTAAAGAGTATGTGATTTGTCCGATATGCAGTAAAATTGGGAGATTGTTGTCATATAAATATTCAAGAGCCAATCATTTCAATGACCCAATTAATTTTTTAATATCTCATAGTTCTCATTGCCACTTTGTTTCGCCTTCTGTTGCTGAAACATTAGAGATAGTAGCGTTAGACTACAAATCAAATGTTGTTGAGAAAAAATATTCGTGCACCACAAAATCTAAGAACTTTACTATTCCTAAGAATGATTATATTTTGATTATAAAAAGCAATCGATTAAAAAATGAGAATCGTGCTTTGTTAGAGAAAATATTAAAAGAGGAAAACTATAATGTCATCTGATATTAAAAAAACTAAACCTGAACTATTCCAACATATAGTTAATGTTATGGAACGAGAAAAGGTAATTACCAAAGAAGATATCTTTATGGTAGTGAAGAAAGTATTAGAGCAGGAAGGATATGGTGTTCATAAGGATATTGATACTGGGAACATTACTATCTCCCATAACTTTGATAAGACTTACTTTACACACGATATCAACGGGAATAAGTGGGAAGGTTTCGTGTATAAAGAGCATAATGCATTGATGGGTAGTATATTCTCCCTATTCAATGGGAAACCATTTATTGTTAGGGGTTATCCAAAGATCAAATATACTGAAGATGCAAGGTTGTTTGGTAATTATATTGATGCAGAGGAGAAGATAGATGGAAGTTGCCTTGGAATATATACTCTTCCAGATAAGACCCCAAAGGTAAAAACAAGGGGAACTGAAATTGCTGGAGATTATAACGGTGTTAAATTTGGAGATTTACTAAAGGAAACTGGACTATACGATGCATTAGTTAGGGTAGCAACTGATTATAATCTCTGCATATTTGGAGAGATATATGGGCAAAAGAATCAGGGAGAGTTTGTTAAATATGATTTCCCAGTTAAGTTTAAAGTATTTGACATAGTTGATATGAACACATTCCGATTCTTGCCAAGGGAGAAGGTTGTTAATATCTGTAGCATGGCAGGGTTGCCTTATGTTAAGGTAGAATGGACTGGAGTAATAACTGAAGATGAGTATGAAAAACTTAGGAAGATACTTGATGGAAGAATGGATATAGAGGGATTTGTTGCTAAAATGGATACTGAGAGTGACAGGATATTTGGCAAGATTAAATCGGATAGGACAAAGGAGAAGTGCATAAAACTATGTGGTCCATCTATTCCTAAAGAGATAATCAACAAAGCCATTAAGAAAGCTCAAGATGATGGCGTAAAGCTAATCGATGCTTTAGAGTTTGTTAGGAAGGAACTTCTTGAGGAATCTGAGGAAGACCTTATAAACAAGAGTGAAGCACGAATAAAGAATATGATTGCATATGCATATAAGGTCGATGACAGGGATGCACTAATAAATAAGGAAATGATAAAGCAAGCTTACGATATGATTAAAGGAGAGAAATCTAAGGGAGAAATAATGTCATATCTTGCAAACCATTATCCACTATCTCCGACAACTTTATTTAGAGCATATATAATAGCTAATAACTTATTCCAAAATGGAACACCCCTATAGGGAGGTTTTGAAATTGGAAACATCAGAACTATACAAATTGATTAATGAAACAGAAATGTTGATAAAGATTCTGATTCGTGGAGATGACGAGTATAAGTATTCTTCTTTGATAGCATTACAGGACAAAGTTGAAACTATAAAGCAAGAAATACATAAAATGGTTCCAATAGTAGAGAAATATAAAAAAGAGATATTGTGCGATCCTGATGCACCAGTAGATTATTGAAGCGATTAATATGAGCAAAAAACAACTACCAACGGGAGAAGATTGTGGAAGAAAAGAAGATAGCACTACATTTGAAATGTGTGGTTGGTGTAAGTATCATGGAAGTGGAGAATACAAATACAACTACATGATTGAAGGAGATTGTGACTTATACAAAACATGCTTTTCAAATAATAGATTTAAATGGAATACACCATGCATATTCAAAAACTATTCTACCTCAGAACTAGAGAGTTTGATGGATGACCATAAACGCACAATCAATGATCATTTAAAGAGTGTAAAACGAAGGAGAAATTATATTAAAGTCATAGAAGAACAATTGCTTCCTAATGCAGTATATAGACCAAAACTACCAGAAGAAGATAGAACATTTAATTTAGATGATGAAGTTATGGTATATATATCAACAGATAAGAAATGGTATTATGGCAGAGTTAGAAATGGCTATAGAAGTGGGGATGGTTGTGTATCATTCTGGTTGAAAGATATTGGTCCTCAATCTTCAGAAGAATCATTTTGGGGATGTGGTGTTGGCAGTAATTATGTTCTACCAATAGCTGATTATAATTGGTTCTTAAACCATCCAGAAGAATATGATATATGGTGTGGGAAAGCATATAAAGATGTTTCGTATGAAATAGCTAAAATAAAGAGGAATGAGTGAGATGAAAACAGAGGTTATTGGAGATACTATCTTAACTGCTGAAAGTGGAAATTAATATCAATCGAAATACAAGAAAATATTAACAACTATGACGTTATTATTAATATGCTAAATATATAGAAGGTTAGTTTAATGGAAAAATGGTGGGCTTTGGGGTTAAGAACGAACTTCGTTATATTTTGGCAAAATATATTGGTTCATTAAGTTTATTCTTAGCGAAGATATCCACCGTTAGGTGTTCGATTCACCTACCTTCTTCCATTATGGTGATATAATATGAATCTTAATATTAAAGGGCTTATAATGTCAACGTGGTTTATAACTATAAATATAATATCTCTAATGTATATGCTAAGTTTGATAGGATTCGCTAATCCGACAGGAATACAAATGTTCTCTATTGGGGTAGTAGCACTCCTATCATTCTTCTATTCATTATTTTCACGAACATTCACTAGTGAAACGATACTATTCTCAAGTGCATATTACTTAGGCATATTTTGGATATTGGGGATATATTCTAACTTTTGGTATTCTTTATGGCTTATTATAGCAATGATAATTCACTTTGCAATATTTAGTCACAATCAGAAGATAGAACTAACTATTAAAATGATGTGGGTTGGTATAATAGGGAATATAATGTTGAATGGTTCTTTACTCTATCTAATAGATGGAACATATTTGCTTTGGGGATTATATGCTGTAATGGTTTCGTTTGATATTGCGGCAAGTTCTATATGGATAAAGTTTAAATCTAAAATAATTGGGTGAATATAAAATGGATTCAAAAGATATATTTGAAAAGACATTTGGAATGAGTGTTTCCGAATGGATAAAGCTGTATGAACAGTTTGTTAAGGAAAATCCTAATGTAAACATTTCAGATTTCTTGACTATAAACAAAACAAAGTATAAAGGAAAAAAACGAGATGCACTATTGGTATTTGCTGGATATCTATTAAAGTCAAGTGAAATATCTTCGGTTGTATTTGATAAACCATCAAATTAATATTAACTTTAGAGGGATTGAATATGAATGGTTGGCTAAACGATGGAGAGAAATCTGCAAGATATAAGCTGAAGAAAATAGCAACGGGCTTAGTAGTTTCTAAGCAAATGACATTACCTATGGCTATATCTTACTATACAAATCAGATAAAAACTGTCTATGCCAATACATATACCGACAATAAAACTATGATAATCATAAAAGATATCAAACGAGATGATGCTAAACTATTGCCATCACAACTAAAAAATTGTATGGTTGGATATACATTATATCTTGAAAAATATATGGAGTAATAAGAATGATAATAGAACGAGAACATCACAGATATCATATAATTGATTGCAAAACAATAAGCAAGATATTTATTGAACGGACATCTATTAGTGATATTGATGAACCATTCGCACATATTAAATTAGAAATACCAAACGACAAAACTCTTATATGCGAAATATATCAAGCTTTAGATAGATATTTTGAAAAGGTGAACTATGATGGATAACCAAATTGATATTAATGAAATCACTCTCTTAGATGCATTTAAGAAGCTTCGAGGATTGCCTAATGTAATTAATGTTGGAATTGGAACAAAGATTAAGGAAGGAATAGACACTAATATTCCAAGTATTATTGTTTATGTTTCTAAGAAAGTTCCAGCATCTTCTTTAAGCATAGCGGATACAATTCCTAAGACGTTGGCAATAACGAATAACGAACTTATTAAAAACTATGTAGTTGATGTTGTAGAGTTATCAACGAATAAGTTTACTTTAGGGGAAACATCTGTTAGCAAGAAGGATATTGCAACTCAACGTATCATTGCTGGAGGGGTTAGGAAATGATAGACCATAGAGCAGATTGTAGCAATATACGGGATCAAGGCAGTTGCGGAAGTTGCACGTCGTTCGGAACTTCTGGTGCATGGGAGTGCAATCTTAGGAAGAAGGGTGTCGATACGGACTTGAGTGAACGTGATTTGTTCTCTTGTTCTGGAGGAGTTTGTAGTCAAGGATTAACTATGGATGCAATATTAAATGGTGCTCTCAATGGAACGTGCACAGAGAAGTGTTGCCCTTATGATGCTGTTGACCATGAGTGTGGAGAAGGAAGATGTGGTAACTATGAAATATTCACACGCAAGATAAAGTCGTGGACCAGAATAACAGATGTTAATGAAATGAAAAAGGTATTGAATACTCAAGCCCTCGTTGGGGATATGGCAGTATATCAATCATTTATGAACTATGTAGATGGAGTATATGAAACACTACCTAACGACCAACTCTTAGGATATCATTGTATAGCAGTTGTTGGATACGATGATGAGAAAGGTGCATGGCTAATAAGGAATTCGTGGGGTTCTAATTGGGGAATGGGTGGATATTGCTGGATTAAGTATGGAACAAGCCAAATAGATACAGAGATGTTCGTTATTGAAATCGAAGAGAATCCTCAACCCGATCCTGATGTAGAGCCAACTCCAAGTCCTAATCCAACACCAAGTCCTTGTAATCATGGAAAAACATGGGCTAAGATATTCAGTTTTGTTCCTTGGCTACTCCATAGGAAAGGGAGATTCTATTACCTAAACCCTGCAAAAAAGAAGTGTAATTGCAGATAACTATATAAGTATAAAATAGCAATAGATTGGAACAGGTGCAAAAAACTTGACAACTATGGGAGAAATAAGAAATAAATTAGATGAACAATTACATGGCATATTTGGAAAATCTATTGATACATCATTGAATAAGGAAGAATTTTCAATGGCAATGGAAGTTCTCTTAGGTTCCGTAGATGATGTATCAGATGATACCATTACAAAGATATTTGTAGAAAAGATGGAATTGTATGATAGTGATGTTACCATAACGAACTTAGTAGATATTTGTTCACCAACCATTATAAAGAAAGCAATATCTGAATTACCATATTGTAAAATAGATTGCAAACAGCAAATATCAAATAGGTTATATGATATATTATCACTACTTGAACCAGATGAAAATATATGATATACAAATGCAGATTTTGTTTCAGAGATATTGAAGTAGATGATAAACAAGTATTTTCATCGTCTAATACATTCTTGTGCAAGAAATGTGCTGGAAAGGGATAAACTTGGTAAAACTAACCTGCTACCATTTCGATAATAAAACAAAAAAGTATTGTTTGCAGTTGTTTGAAAGTGAGCAAGACCTTGTAAAGCATAGGGACTTAGAGCATCTTGTTAAAATTAACGATGTATATATACCATGTCACGATTGTAAAGCATTTGTAAAATTTAAAATTAATAAATACGGTAATTCTTTTAAAAGGTGGTGACAAATATGCATAGTGAGAAATGCCCTGTATGTAATGGAACTGGTGAGAAACCAACACAAATTATTAACAAGGAAGTAACACAACCAAATATACAAATTCCTTGCCATGGTTGCAACGGCAAAGGTTGGATAGAAGTAACAGATGATAAAATAATTTATATTCCTCAACCATATCCGTATCCAAACCCATACCCGTATGACCTTCCTTGGCATCCTCAAATATGGTGTGTGTATACTTCCGATAAAACAGAAGAAAAGATGATAAAATGACAACCAATAGTGATGATGCATACTATCGTATAAAATACGATAATGTTATGCACATCAATTTTTCTAATTTTAATAATTTTAAAGAGTTCTTAGAAACAGCACTATATAAAATTATGATTGATATAGAGAGCAATCCAAACAAATACATAAAGAAAATGACACCCGAACAATGGGAATCATATTTGGACTTAGAAGCAAGAAGGAATTCATATCAAAAAAATATATAGAAACGTTTGGGTATCAGGGGTTACAGATGTGTATGAATGCCCATCTAATATTGGGTTTATACTGTCATTGATTCCAGATTGTATGTGCGGATTAATAGATTCAAATCCATATCACATGACATTACCAATAGATGAAACAGATTCAACACATCAAATAGATAACGTTTCAACATTTCTATATCATAAGATTCAAGACTATGAGAAATGCAATATGGATATATTGTTACATGATACTCATGGCAAATCAAGATGTTGTGCTGTCATAACGAATATCATAATGATGACTGAAAAAATGAATTATCGAAATGCTTATATGAAAGTCAAAGCAGTATATCCAGAGGCATATATCCAGTATTATTTGAGAGAATACTTAAACAAGAAGGATATTGTATATGATAACAAAAATATTGAGAAAGCTATATCAAGGCAATTATGAAGATACCAAAGAGAATGTTAACACGTTTGATTTGGTTTTTTCTGTATGTGATGTTCCAAAATATTCGCAAAACCAAACGATACTTTATCTTGCAGATGGAGAAAATACAAATGAAAATTATTTGATATTTATTAAAGCTATTAATTTGGTATATGATGCATATAATTCATTCAACAACATTGCTATTCATTGTCATGCTGGACTTAGCAGATCACCCGCAATAACTATTGGAACATTAATTCATCTTGGAATGACATTTGACGATGCGTATATATTTGCACAAGAAAAGATGCCATATATGTTCATTGAACCTATATTTATTAAATGGCTACAACAATATGCAACAGATTTAGACAAAAGGCATAAATCTCTATATAATCAATAATATAATGATGTGATGTATCTTGTTCGTTGGATATAGATTTATTATAACCTATGAAACTAAAGAAAATGGAGTAAACTATGTTGCTTATAGAGATGAACAAGATATGGCACATAATATTTATTTTGTTATTGAAAAGAAACCAGTATGGCTTGTGTTATCAGAAATACGATATAACTATCATAGTAAAGAAACGTGGATAGATGGAAAGACATTACATCAAGATTATCTGGAAGAAACAATACAAAAAATACAAGAAGGTCTAAAAGAATGAGTCATATCAACTATGAAATTTGGTTTGAGCACATATCTCAAGGAACTAAAAGAGCAATGAAAAGATGGATGAGATATTATTATTGTAAGGATTGTTTATATAAGAAATCATATTCAACTAAACCAAATAGATATTTTTATAGTAATTATGTAACTAATTGCCCTAAATGTGGGTCTAAAAATTTAGCATATTATACTCCACCGTTTAAAAAGAATGTGATATTAAATGAGTGAACATTATGGTAGATGCCCTTGGTGGCTATCATTGATATGGTGCAAGAGAACAAACTGCACTAAAAAGAGAAACTTAATATTAAAAACAATAGGATTGAAAAGAAAATGCCAAAAGTAACATTAATAAATTATACGCAAAATCCAGAACAAACGATAGAGCAATTTGCTAAAGTTAGCCATTGCAGTAAGTTAGCCGAAACAGCAGAAAGTCGTAATTTTTTTATAGAATGTCTAATTAAGAATGGGCATGAATCTGTTCTTGAAGTTGTGGACTTTACATTTCTAATAGAAGATGTTAGTAGAGTAACAACTCATCAACTTGTAAGGCATAGATTAGCTTCTTATTGCCAAGAATCAGAAAGATACGTTAAGATGAACAACGACTTCATTGTTCCAAACTCTATAGAAAATAGTAATTTCAACGAAATGTATAAAACATTACTTAGAGATGCATATAGATTATACAATGTTATGATAGAAAACAAAATACCTAAAGAAGATGCTCGATACATATTACCACAAGCTAAAACAACTAGCATAATGGTAAAGATGAATGTTAGGGAACTTAGGCATTTCTTTAAGTTGAGATTAGATTCTCACGCACAGTGGGAAATACAAGATGTAGCAGGACAGATGCGGGATATATGCAAAGATAAATGTTTTATAGCATTTAGAGATGTTTGATATGAAAGATGTTATAGTGGTTGATAAAAAACTCAAACGATGCATGTCAATAAACTATTAAAAAGCAAAATATGGAAAGAACGAGATGGATATGTAATAAATATTGAAACAAGTTCCAATATAATATTTCTTAGATATGATATGATTGAAAAAATGATCTTTACGTTTATTGAAAGAGGTAAGTAATATGAATATAGACACAATAAATATGATTGATAGGAGAAATCGTTCTGAACATACATGCGATATTCTTGAATGCCGTGTTAGTGGAGATGTTCTTTATATAAGGACAGATTCAGGATACAGTATGTATATCAGCTACGAAACAGTTGAAAAAGCGATACATAACAAAAAACAATAAGGGTATTCTATGTGCAAGCATAAAGAAAAGAAAATTGTTAAGTGCTCTAAGTGTGGAGATTGGAAAATTGTAGATCAAAATGTTAAGGAAAATAGTGTGATAGATGGTTGGGTATTTTGGTGTAAGTTTAATATTAACTCAGTATATACAGATAAATACTGTTATCTAATGGAAAAGGATTATGATCAGAAATGGAAATTTGTAAAGATAAAAAATAGCCGATATAATCCTTTAGTTAAGCCATTGGTATTTGAAGATTGGGAATGTGAGAACTGTTATGAGAAATCATTAAGATGTGATTGATATGGGGGAACTACTAATTGAAGAAGATGATAAAAATGGTTCGCAAAATTGAAAAGACAGTTAAAAAATATGCGTATAAAGCAGTAGATGTAATAGGAACATCACTCGCTCGTAGCATTGGATTTGTGGTATCTAACGTTAAGGTTGGGTGTATCAACAATGATACTTGAACCAAAACAATTCGAATTAGTAACTAATGGCTTAGAAATATATAAGTTTATGAAAAAACTATGTGATGGGTGTGATAGACTATGAAGGGAATACAGGAACTATGCTATAATTCACTTTGTAAGTATATAAAAAATATAATGGTAAACGACAAAGAGGAAATATCTATTTGTTTATTAGAACCGAATAAAACTGTAAATTGCCCTATACGTATCATTAGGCATGATGCAATAGTTGAACAGCACATAATCAAAGGAGATACATCAAAACTGTTTGAAACGGGAGCACCATTACAACGAATTGTCGAAACTACAAACTATAAATGTTTTCTCAGGCAATGTTGTAATTGTCATTTTTGGTCAGGGCTACGTAATGGGAATGATTATGGTTGGATCAAAGCACATTGTGACAAGAAAACTTACTTAACTTATAGAGAGGATAGTTGTGAAGAGTTTGTTCCAACTATAGGAGAGAATGTATATTGACAAGATATGATGAATTTATTAATAAATATAAAAATCAAGAACCTCTGCGGTGTTATAGCGAATTAGTAACTGTTGGATATTGTTCGTATTGCACAAAAATAAACAAATGCCCTTTCAAAGTTCTTTTATCATATCTAAAAGATACCACTAAAGAGGATGATCTTATATGATGCTTAAAAGATGTAATATATTTTTTCATAGACGGAAACCATATAAATTTAAAAACAAAAATCGTTTAAGTTAAATGTAGCGTGATAATTAAAATGGCACACTCATGGAATTGCTATAATATTTCTAAAAAGATATCAAAATGTTTAATAAGTAATGGAATTATAAACGAAAAAGACGAATTAATTTCAAGAGGAATAATTCAAATAATATTAGAACAAAACATCAATGGTGAATAATATGGTAACAATGATGGAAAAACAAATAGAATTTATTGGACCATTAAAGGTAAATATTGACCCAACAACGATAATTGTTTATATATATAACCAATATCAAATCCCAATAAATGAATCAAATAAATTAAATAATGTTTCTCCTTTATTAATAAAGGATATCTTATGAAAATTACCGATCATAAGATATCAACATATTGCACAAAGTTTTCTATTAATCATAAAGATTGTTATTATGAAAAATTCTATAATGAGTTAACAATCATTATTACCATTTGAAATAAATAAATAAGATACGAGTGCTTATCTATTTGTTAGGTGATTTATAGTGTGTAAAGTTATCTCTATTGAAAAGAATCAATATGGTAAAAGGCATGGATGGTGCAAGGTGCATAAGGCATTTTACTGTTGTGAACATAATGTTTGCGGAATAGCTCCAACAAATGTTAGTGAAATTCCATATTGCCATGAATGTGAAACCCCATTAGTTACAAAGTCATCTGAAAAAATAATAACATGGTATAAGCCACTTGAGGTAAAAATAAGATGATGGACTTTACATATATTATGATAACGATTGCACTCGTTGGAACACTATTCAATAATAAGATAAGTTTAAAGTATAAGTCAATAGGATTCTTTCTATGGATTATAAGCAATAGTATGTTTGCAATCTGGTCATTCGCAATAATGCAATATAATGTGTTTGCTCTATATGTTATCTATATACTATTATCTATTCAAGGATTCTTTACACATTATAAAAAATATATTAATAAACATAGAAACCCTTAAATGTTTGATTAACTATATAATGTATCGTTAGGAGATATATTGTATGGTTAATGTTGTTAAAGTTCACGCATCAATACGAGAGCAAAAGAAACTTAAAGAATTATTCGAGAGAAAAGAAATACCGTTGGCAGAATTTTCTACCAACTCTCAATTTATTAAACGACTTCTTAATTCTAAGTTGATAACTATTGAAGAATCGGAGGGTGGTTCCTCCTCCAATAACGAACCAACTCAGTAATCCCGTGTTTCAATGGAATCTCTGATGTAAATCCAAGCTTACACTCTGCTAAAAGAGTATCTGCATGTGTATCTTTTACATAGTTTCTAACTGTATTGTCTATGTATTTTACTCTAAGTTCGTTATTCAATACATTCTCTATCATAGTAATAACGGTGTTTAAAGAATGATTTACCCCCGTTCCAACGTTGTAAACTGATGTGATTGGTTGGCTACCAGATTCCATTGCCATTCGGCAAGCCCTAACTACATCATCTACATGGATAAAATCTCTTGTTTGAGTTCCATCCCCATAGACTATTATCTCTTTATGATTCAATGCACCCCATATAAACTGAGATACTAAGTTTGCATATTTTTTCTTAAATGCCTCGTTTGGTCCATATACGGAGAAAAACCTAAGTCCAACGGTTCGAACATTATAAAGTTGCCCATATAGTCCAGCCATACGTTCCAAGAAGTATCTCCCCTCAGAATAGAAATCAGTTGGGTATATACTCATTGTTTCATTAAACGGGGTTTGGTTTGTATTATAAACAGATGACGTTGAAGCATACACCAATCTCACATTATTCTCCTTACAAAACTCAAGAAGGTCAAACGTTCCATTGATTACACTCTGCATCTTCTCTTTTCGATTATTCTTATACATTGGTGAAGATGACGGCATACCTAAATGATATATTCCATCTAAATTCTTAAAATTAAATGATTCTTTTCCTATCTCCATATAATAAAAATCAATTTTGTCTTTTAGATCGCCTAAATTTTCAACCGAACCAGTAGATAGGTTATCGATTACTATTACGTGATGGTTCTTATTTACTAACTCTTTTACAAGATGTGAACCGATAAATCCACATCCTCCTGTAACTACATATCTGCCCATAATAACCACGTCTTATCATACAGGGTAGACATCTTTATTAAGATGTTTTAATAGTGTTAAAAATGTTGATAATTTATGGTATCTACTAAGAAGATATGTGTTATTGCAGATTCTAATGAGTTCTCATCTGCTCCTGAAATAATAGAACTTCTAAGATCAAACCAAATCCCAACCATTGTTGAACATTTGGAAATAGGGGATTATCATATAGGAAGCTATACAGAATATTATAAAGATGATATTAAGAATGACCTATCTGAGTTTGTTAATAGGTGCTATATAAACTGCAAATGCAATAACAGGAATTGCCTATTATCAAATACCCAATACTTTTCTAAGATATTGAATAAAGAGCTAACCTATAACAAACCTGAAAAAATTATGAGTGTCGGGAAAGCTATATCCTATACTACGAACACTACGAATACTAGAAACACTCTAGCTACTACTAATACCAATACTACAGATACTAAGAATAATACTGTAGTAGCGTCTAATAGTTGCAACGGCATTAATGCAAATGGCAACCTTAAGGCATATCTTGAGAAAGACCTCTATAGATTATCTCTTTGGAAAAATCAATGGGATAATTCAATTTATGATTATATATTAAAGGGGGATTGTTACAAATGCGTTGAGCATTTGATTTATCTATTTGAAACTTTAAAGAATGATCAAAAGTTCCCTATAAAGAATCAGTTTTGTGTATCGGCAATCATTGAAAGGAAGAAGATGGCAGATTTGTTCGCATCTTTAAGGGATGATAGGTTATGGAAACAGCTTATCAATATGTCAAATGCCTCAAGGGAAACAGGAGTAAAGTCGTTCCTAATGACAATAGGGGATTTTCCAACTTATAATTATTTTACTAAACGGAAGTGCACACAAAAGGACTATGCATATTATTCAAAGACATTTGAAACAATAGAACTTAAAACACAATTATCTTTCGGTGTTGGGTTTAAGCAATTTAAGACATTAGACCAATTTATATCATATATAGTTAAAATGGTTAAATGCATTTCAACCATTGGAACATCTAATAGACCAGTAATGTCTAAGAAGAATAACGTAACATACGAAGATTTACGATCCGACATCTTCTGTTGTATTCCTGATGTTGGTCGAACTACAGGAGATACTTTGGCATCTAAGCACTCAATCGTTGATGTTGCCAATATGTCAAAAGAATCTTTAGCAGATATTCGTGTGGGGAAGAATAAAAGACGGATAGGGGAGCAAACTGCAACTCTAATATTGAAATCGTTGAATACCTGTAGCAACGAGCATATACAATAAGCCATATATATTTGCATAACCCCTTCATTACTGACGATGATACATCGGGCGGTCCTCCTTCGCCTCAACCCTACTGCGGTAATGCTCTCTCACATTATCCAGTAATACGATGTTGAGTTTGGGTTTCCATTAAGTTAATATTAAACACGTCACTACACAGTTTCATAAAGTTAATATTAACTTCATTGTATCTATGCAGTTATCATCAAGTTAATATTAATTTGATGGTGAATCTTTTTATAGAGGATTATTATAGTATAAAAATAGAGGTATATAGTTTGTCGAAAACTATAACAATTTTAACTGCTGGTGTATTTGAACAAACGTATGTAAATACACCAATATACAATGCATCGTGGGTAAATACCGATATAGAAATATTTTATCTGGATAAAGAAACAGGGAAACATATAAAGTTGAATACTTTAGAGTATCCTATCGTAAATATTAAAGTATCGTATAGCCCTAAAACAGAATAAAATCAATAGTTTCATCCATATTTGATAAATTAAGCTTTACCCATTTGCCTTCTTTATTCTTATGATAACGTCTAGATACTGCTCCCCATGCATACTTAGCGTATCTGGATTCATCCCAATTCTTAAACTTGCCATATGCATAGTTAAAAGCACTCATCCAGATTTTTTGTGCGTCCGTTGGTAAGTTGTCCTTAACAGCATTAGGGAGATCGTTTATATTGCTATAGGGCATTATAATCACCATTTGATAATATCAATCTCTCATAATTAAAGTTTACGTAAACAGAAATGCTTATATTCTGGTTAGATAATATTATGGATTAAAATATTTAAATGTGGTTTGAGCTATGGCTAAGAAAGAAAATTTGTATGATTTGCTAAAAGCCAAAAGCCCATTCAGCTTGAGTTGTCATATAGAGTGAAGATGAGTTCTTGCTCTAGACAAAGACGATGCTGATGGGATATATTCTGCATCTTTGGTTATGTTAGCTGAAGGATTAGAAATAAAGAAAATACCTTCAACCAAGGGAAACACAAGAGATGTTAGATTTCCTCAATTTAATGAGTATTTAACAGATGTAGCGTTGGACTTGGGTTCCCCGAAGCTACCAACATTTGACGGCATAGTGGTTGACCATCATCCAGATCATCCAATCCAGCGTAATTATAAGCTATTTTGGGATAAGGTTCCGACAGGGCTAATCATTTGGAATGAGATGAAAGATTATATTCCAAAGTCGCAATGGTGGAGAGTAGCAGGAAGTCTAACAGGGGATTCAGCAATTGAGTATCTTCCACCAGAAATTTGGGACTCATTTCCACAACTTCTTGATACGAAGTCTTCAATCTATCGGGACACTAAGACATACAAGATAAAGATGGGAAGACCTTATCCTATATACGTATATCTGTCATCTGGAGTAAATGCTCTATGCAGAATGGGCAATCCAGCAGAGGCACTTAAGAAATGTCTAACATGGAGAAGTCCTATTGATGCTGTAACTGATTTGGATGTCATAGAGGCAAAGCATCTGTTAGATATCGAGGAGAACACTATAATGAAGAGGAAACCCATAGCTGAGATAGTTCGCAATAGATTCTCAATCATAAAGATATCATCGTCTCGACCAGAATTTAGCATGAGTGGATACATGGCAAGTCATTTAATGGGGCAAAATGAATTCCTTACAATTGTAGTCATCAATGAAACCAATGGAGAAGTTAGCATTAGAGGAAAGCTTGCTAAATACTTAGCTGATAAACTAAGGACAAAGGGATACAAATCTGGTGGTCATGCGATTGCGGCTGGAGCAACAGTTCCTCTAGATCAAATCGAAAAGTTTATTAATGATATACGAAACATATAAACTGGTGAAAAATATGGCTACTAAAGCAATTAGTATTAGTGCTGGAACATTATATGGAGTGGGAACTCTTGTCATTACAAAAGGAGCTGAGATGGTTCAAGAAGGAAATCAAATCTATGGTCTAATTACTATGGGCATAGGATTTGGAATCTATATCGGAACTGTCTATGCTGTTCAGAAGGGTATCATAACAGAAGCACTAAAGAAACTAAAACAGGGTTAATTTCGTGCTTAGACAAGAACAAATTACATATCGAATATGGAAAGTTGTGGAAGAAGAAGAAGAAGATATTCACGAATATTACGTAAGGTTAAATGAGAAAGGTTGGATATGCTCTTGTTGTGGAATTAGGAAAGAAAAAAACTGCATCCACATTCTTTTTATTAAAAAACTTTTGAGTGATTCATTATGAAGCAAACAATATCTCCTGATAGGGAAAAGTTGAGAACAATACAGCAAATAACTTTTGATGTTTTTTCTGGTAAGATATCCGATAATGATGCATTGGGAAAAATAAGAGGGCTGGTTAAAAATGGTTAAAGTCAAAAGTCTGAAAGAAGGTGACCATCCACTTCAACAAGTTTCTGGGATTGGACCAAAAGCTGTTGAAACGTTGGTGGAAGCTGGAATAGATACGGTAGCTAAACTCGCAATAACACGACCCGAAGAGTTGAAAGAGATTCTTAAAATTACTCTTAAATCTGCTAAAGATTTGGTTGGGATTGCCAAAGAAATAGCACTCGATGGGGCACTCGTTCCTATGACAGCAAAGATGGTTCTAGAACTACAGAATAAGCAAAAACGAATACCAACAGGTTCTATAGCATTGGATAATGTTCTTAAAGGTGGAATTCCTGCTGAAGCTATAACCATCATTAGTGGTGAATATGGTTGCCATAGTGATGATACAAATGTATTAACGCCAACAGGTATTGTTTCATGGAAAGATTTGGATATTGGGGATATTGTTTATGGATTAGATAAAAACATGAACGTTATTGAAACCAATATAACAGATAAATTTACATACCAATATAATGGCAATTTGAAACACTTTGTATCAAAACGATATGATTTCTTAGTAACTCCAAATCATAAGATGATGGTTAAATCAAACAATGGATTTGAATATGTAGAAGCGTGTAATATTAACGAAAACCATAAGTTTGTTACAAGTGCTTCGTGGAATGGCAATGATTTACCAGAATATATAGATATTCATAATTTTATTCCAACTGAACAACGGCTATTACAATATCCAAATAAATCTCATCCAAAGGAAAATCTGAATCCTATTAAATTAAATGATTTGATAAAACTAATTGGATGGTATATTACCGAAGGTTCTATATTTAATACATCAAGAGGAATATACGTTCAAATTAGAGAAATGAAATACTTTGATGATGTTAAAACTTTATTGGATAATATGGGATTGGATTATTCTGTATATGAAGATACAAAGTTTGTGATATTCCATCAAGATTTAGCTAAGTTTTTAAAATACAATTGTGGTGAATATACTGAAAATAAACATATTCCAAACTTTATTATGAACTCTTCAATTTCAAATATAAAGCTATTATATGAAACTATGATGCTTGGCGATGGATATTATAGAGGATGGTGTTATTATACATCATCTGAAACGTTGAAAATTCAAATGATAAACATTGCTTTAAAAATGGGATATGGCGTATCTGTCAAAGAAAATAAAATGAAATGCTCTATACTAAATGGTAAAATAATACGACAAACAATGCCTTGCTACACAATACACATGTCTTATAAGTCTATGGGATACATAGATAAAAGATATAATATCAAAGACGAAAACTATGATGGAATTGTATGGTGCTTTACTACAGAAACATCTAATTTCATAACAGTTAGAAATGGAATTGTGTCTATATCTGGTAATTCTGGAAAGACTCAGATGTGTTATCAATTTGCTGTTAACTGCATTAAGATGGGTAAAGCTGTAGCATGGATTGAAACAGAATCCAGCACTTTCATAGCATCACGTATTCTTGAAATAGCAAAGCATAACAATGTTGATATTGATTTAGAAAAGGATATACCATTTGTTATGAAGGCATTGCAGATTGAAACCCCTTATAACATGTTTCTATCGTATGAGATATTGAAGAAGTATGTTAAAGAGCATAATATCAATCTTGGATTGCTTGTCATTGATTCGTTCTCAGCAAAGTTTAGATCGTTCTTTACTGGTCGTGAGCAGTTGCCATCTAGAAGTGTAGAGGAAGCAAGACACTTTGGTTATCTCGATAGGATATGTTCTGAATTGAATTGTGCTGTTGTTCTTACAAATCAGGTTATGGATACTCCTGATACTGGTGGTCAACTGCATAATATAATGAAGACTGGAACGAGGAAGGAGATTTGTGGTGGCAACATTCTTAAGCATAGCGGAACATACCTTCTTCAAGTAGCAAAAACAAAATCAGATGAGTGGACTTGTTATATTCAAGACACACCAGATATTCCATTCACATCAGTTCAGTTTAGGATATTGGGCAGTGGAATTAAAGATGTAGTTGGGAAGGATGGGATATAGAAACGCTTATATCTATATCCTATATATAATATAAAAAAATGTGATATATATGTCAACAATGTTGAAAGATATACCTTCAAAATATAGGGAGCTTATCCCTAAGATAGCAGAGAAAATCGGAACAACCGATGATGAGATTAGAAATACGTTGCTAATGCATCATACTGAACTTATAGATTCAAATTTGAACATTGACAAGAAACGGTTGTGGGAAGCTTCTTGGAAGAAGACAATTGCGGATTTGTCTAAGGTTTTTGGTAGCACCCGATCTCCAGCAATGGTAAAATACGTATTCGTTATTGGCGAATCAGGTATTCAAGACGGAATGTTTAGGTGGAGGAAGAGAGCAGAGGAAGCTGGAATGATTATTGATGGGGTAATGCATGATCCAAGAGAGTTGGTCTATGGTAGAAAGAATGACAATTACGGGCAACCAGTTAAACCAGAATGGGAACGTGAGATATTTGTAGTCGCATCAGATACACAAGACTTTGAGAAGTGCGAGGTTGCAGTTTTGAAGGCAAGAGGCGAAGTTGCCCAATCTCTTTCTGGAACATTTAAGGGATGGGGATATTACAAGGTAAGGGTTGGAATACCGAAGACAACTAAGAAGATGAACAAGGATATTAGGAATTCATACAACCTAACGATGGCAAGTCGTTTTCTTACAATACAACCAATGATTGAGCAGGAAGAGATACTTACAAAGATAAACTTCATAGACATCTTTGAACTTAGCGAATACGTTGAGAAATTCAAGGATAAGAAACCATTCGAGCAACCAATTTTTGCAGTTCGTGGAAACGTTTCAAGGGTTCAAAGGCAACCGAGGGAAGAATTTGACACTCGACTGATAAACATTACTGATGATGAGATGAACGTTGCTGTCGTATCTTTGCCAAAGATAATTCCTTTTATGTATGAGGAAGGAACTGAGGTTGTGTTCTTTGGTAGTGTTTCCATAGATAAGAATTCCAATTATAAGATACGTGCTGTCGGATATATGTTGGGTGGCTTGGTTTTCGAATACCAAGCACCTTAACTTTTTTATTATTTAAAAAATGAGGAATAAAAAATGAGAGATATGTCAATAATCGAACTTGAACTTCTGAGAGAGGAGAATGTTCCGATAGAAAAGCTAAGAATAGCTCCAACTAACAATAGGGTATTCATTCCTGAAAGTAGTGATATCTGGAAAATGCTTGAAGATTCTATTAGAGCAGTTGGGGTAACTGATCCTATTTCGCTTAATGAAGATTATGAAATTGTTTCAGGGCAACTAAGATATCTCATATCAAAGAAGCTTGGTAAGCCATCAGTTCCATCTAATATTTATAGGTTTAAATCAAAATATCATGAACGAATCTATAGCATTTTGATGGATACGTGCAGGAATCCTCTTGTTGATGTGGATAAATATAACTTTGTAAAAAATGCAATTGAGAATGATAAAAAATCAGTTGACGAACTTTCTCTCGATACAGGAATACCAATTTCAACATTGAGAAGTTGGTACACTCATGGAAAAACACCAGATGTTATTACGGATATAAATGAGGAAATGAAAAATAAATCTGAGGTTGAACGTAAGGAGGCTCAACAAGCAATAGATACCTATATGAAGGGTGGAATAAAGGCAAAAAGGGCTGGAGATAGACTACTTAATAGAGAACCATTTAAAAATAATCCAAAACAAGCACTCGAATTTATTAAAGTCACTCCAAAGATGCCTCTTAGACAGGTTGAAAATCTTGTTAAAAAGATAGATTCAGGGATTGAGATTGATTTTGAGAAAGAGAAGGAAATGATGGAAATCAAGACAGAACTTTGGAATTTGAGAATTCCGATTGAGGACAAGAACACGCTATTTGCTATTTGCAAAGAGAAGAAGCTTGACCCTGATGAAATCATATTGAAGTTGATAAAACTCTATATTGAAGACAAAGTGCAACTATGACGGAGGATTTCATATGTTGCATTTTTCAATATCTAAGACAACCTATACTATAGAGCACGACATGCCAGTAATCCTAATGTTTGCAAGGTGTGTTGAATCTAATAAAAAACATTTATTTAAGATACCGTATAAGCCACGATTCTTTGTTAAGCAATTTGATGTTGCAAGGATAAAGGATTTGTTAGAACGGGATTATGCAAAGAGAATTGAAAAGTTTCATAAAACGAATGATTATAGTGTAGTTGAATCATCGCTTAAGAAAATGGTTACTGAGATAGTTGATTGTGATAAAATAACATATCCTTTAGGAAAAGCATCTGCGATATATTGTGCATATCCTAGGCAAGTTGGAAGAGTTAAAGCATTTTTAGAGGCGCAATACATACGAACTTATGAAGGGGATTTGCCGTTTTATCTAAGATTCTTAATAGACCATAATATTAAAACTGGATTTAAATTAAATTGTGATTATGTTTCTGATGTTCAATATTTAGAAGCAGAAGAAATGATAGCCGATGATGATATAAAGACAAATACATTTTCTGCTTATGTTGATATAGAATGTTATTCTGAAAGTGAAAAGAACTTTAGAGAATATAAAGCACCTATCATTATTGTTGGAATATATAATCCTGTTGATAATACATATAATGAATTTTATAGTGGATCAAAAGTTAATGTTAATTACAAATTTGTTTCAAAAAGCAATTTGGTGTTGATTGATACAGCAGATGAAAGAGATTTATTAATAAAAGTTAGAAATTATTTAGTTAAAAACCAATTTGATTGTATAGTTTCATATACAGAGTTTGACTTTGATTATATTCTTAGAAGAATGAAAGAAAATGCAATTGATACGTATGAACTAAGTAAACTACATAAAATATTTGAAAGATATAAAGATAATCAGATAGTTAATAGAGATGGAATGGTAATTAGCAAAACTAAGAAGTTAGTTAGAATTGAAGTTCCAGATATTGAAATTCTTGACTTGGCAGAAATATATAAGAAGTTCAAAGGAGAACCAACATGGGATACATTGGGTCATGTTGGAGAATTAGAGATTGGTCTTGGAAAATTAGATATGCATGGTATTAGCAAAACATGGGATAATGACAAAGCAGAAGTTTTAACTTATAATATCCGTGATGTAGAAATAATGGTAGAACTGGAAAAGCAGAAAGGATATATTCGTTCTTTTAACGACATCATTAGAAGAGTTGTTGGATGTAACTATCCTCATGCATTAGTATCTAATAAAATTGGAGATATATTATATTTAAGGTTGGCTAAATCATTAGGATATGTTTTAAATAGTAAATCACTTTATAAGAGTATGGATGTATCATCTTATATTGGAGCAGTTGTTCTTAAACCAGAAAAGGGTATATTTAAGAATGTTGTAACTCTCGATTGGTCCGAACTATATCCAAGCATTATTGAAACATTAAATATTGGATGGAACACTTATCGTGGAGAAAAATCTGATGTAACTATTACAAATATCTATGAGGAAAAGGAAGTTCCAACATCTGTTAATTTCTCTCTTGATGAGGTTAGTTGGACTACACAAATTATGAAACCTCTAAGGGAATATAGGAAGCAAGTCAAGAAACAATTAAAAGCTGAAACAAATCCAGAAAGAAAGAAAGAATTAAAAACAATGAGCACCGCAATAAAGATTCCAATCAACGCCATGTATGGGGCTTATGGATATGCAGGTGATCCAGAACGACATACTCCAGCATCAAGATTCTATTCTCCACCTATTGCAAGTGCTGTAACAATAGCTGGAAGAATGATAGAGGAAGAGGGTGCTAGATACATTAATGAGCTTGGATATAAGGTGTTGTTGGGAGATACAGATTCATTATTTGTATTATTGAAAACAAGTGATGTAGAAAAGGAATCAGAGGAATTGCGGAATAAGCTTGAGATACATATTAGGGATTATATTAAAAATACATGGAAAAATATTAATAATATTGCTTTCAATGTAGATATTGATAAGATGAATAAAGCGATTATTTTATTTGGAATTAAAAAACGATATCATACACCAGATGAAATGAAAGGTATTGAAGCAGTTAGAAAAGATGTAGCTGATTTAACTGTAAAGATGGAGATAGACGTTGGCAATATGATGTTAGAGGGGGAAAAGAAAAATAAGATAATAGATTATGTAAAAAACAATATTAACTTGATGATAAATAAAGCAATGCCATTGAATATGATTATGGTAAAAGGGAAATGCAGTAAAGAAAAATATGATAATGAAAATAGAAATCTTAAAGCTATGATTTGTGGAAATGCATTATTTAAGTCAAATATTGAAGTGGGAGAACGTTTCTATTGGATATATGTTAAGCCAACAACGGAGAAAATACCAAGTATATCAAAGAAACTATCTGGAACTACAAAAGTAGATGTAGTAGCATCAGAATGTCCATCAGTTCCAAGACATTATATAAATAAAATAGATTGGGAAAGAATGACTAAATATACGATATTATCACCGTTGAAGAAATATATGGAATTGTTAAACGTTGATATTCAAAAACTATATAACGAATCAAAGATTGAATATGATGTAAAGCATAAACAATCTTTAAATTGTTATATGTAATAATTAATATGGTGTTTGCTTATGGTTGACGTTAAAGCACTAATTTTAAAATATAGAATAATGGATAAGAAAAATGTTATTGGTTATTCGAACACTCTTGTTCCAAAAATAGTTAACGGTAAGCAGGATAAAGGTAATTTGGTTGTTCGTATATATGTTTCTAAGAAAGAACCTATGGCAATGCTAAATCTTAATGATTTAATTCCTTGTAGTGTAGTTGAATTAACGACAGCTATTCAAACTGATATTGTAGAGATTGGTGCTGTTACTGCTCCGCCTAAGTTCAATGTTAATATTAAAGATGAAAAACCAGATAAAACTAAAACAATTAGACCTGTTAGATTAGGGCTTTCTGTTGGACATTGGGAAATTACAGCAGGGTCTATCGGAATGATATACAAGGATAAGAATGGAAAAATACTTATTGGTAGCAATGCTCACGTTCTTACAAATGATCCAAGCAAATCACCTGAACAAATAACAGAAAAAAGGATATGCCAATGTGGACCTTACCATGATAGTGCAAATAAAGAGGCAAATGTAGCTGGAACGTATGTTTGGCATAAGCAAATTTATCCGACTGGAACATCTCCATGCCCCGTTGGTAACAATAGTGCTAAGATATTGAATATTATACCAAAAATATTTGGGAGGAGAGGAAGATTCCACTATACAAATGTTGAAGAGAATAAGATAGATTTTGCTGTATATGAACCTTTAGTAGAACATATTCCAGAGGTGCTTGATGGATGCATGAAACAAGAGGACAAATTCATAGGTCACCTATTCGGTGGGTCGGAAACGATAGGTGTAATATGCAAAGTTGGAAACATTCTAACAGAAGGATACGAACCAGTAATACCTTACACTACAGAAATAAACATTGGTGATAAAGTGAAGGGTTGTAGTTTTTGGGAACAATGCTATACAACTGAAGTAACAGATACTAATGCTGTTATTACTGTAAACTATGGAAACTTCATTGCTACATTCTCAGATATGATATTAGTGAAGAACGATAATGTAATTCGAGGAGGGTTTAGTGGTAGCGGATGGAGATTGGTTGGTGGTTAGATGAGGAGAATAATTAGATTGATGGTCGCATACGGACCAGCTATTTTTTCTGCTTCTGTATTCTTTATTGGTTTAGGAATATCTCTACACGATTTTGCTCATCATCTATGGCAATTAGGTGGGATAGAGGAAATCATTGGATTGCATGGAGGATATATCGGATATATCTTTATGGCAATAGCATTTATATTTCTGTTGATACTAGGTAATACTGAAGGTTGTGATAATAAATGAGTATTTTATATGATGTCGCTACTAGTATCATGCGTAAGGAGAATCAATTAATTTCTGATATATACAAATCACAAAGTTTTAAACTATCACAAAAAGAATCAGAAGATACTCAGATAGCAATTTTAGATGAAAGAATAAAGTCGTTTGTTTCTTCTAATAAATTAGAAACTTTATTCAAAAGTGATCCCCTTATTTTTAGAACAATTCACGACATAGTATTGAATTTATGTTCATCATACTTCTTAGACGATATAAAGGGATCCAAGAAGTCTGAAGTTGAAGAACTTGATAAATGGTTGAACGATGTTGGATTTGCCTTTAAATGCCAAGATGGTATTCAAGATATTTATGTGAACGGTAATTGGTGGGTAGAGATTGTTGCTGATGGAAATAATGTAAAGCTTAGTCATATAAATCCTAAAACTATGGATTTTTTAAGGGATAATAAAACTAATGATGTTTTAATTGACGATGATGGGAAACCAACCGCATATGTTCAAACTGTAAATGGAGTTAAAATTATATGGTATAAAAATAAGGTTGTTTCTGAAAAAGATGATACTATTATAAAAGTATCAACTGGAAATGATGATTTAAGGGATTATATATGTCATTTTAAATTATTTGGTTTTGGAGAATCTGAGTTGGGAATATCTCCGTTAGTTCCAACTTATAAGTCGGCTTTGATACGTGGTAATTTATCTGATATGATAGGGGAAGCTGGATTTAAAGGTGGAGGTATTGTTGCTTATACCGAAGGAGTAATTCCAGAACCGCAAAGAAATGCATTGTTAGATGATTTAAAGAATATTAATACAAGAAATATATTTGTAATGTCTAATAAGGTAAAGCTTGATACTATTCCAATTCCTTCAACTGAAGGTAGAGAAAAGTTAATATACTATTATGCAGATGAGGTTTGCACAGGAATAGGAGAGCCATTAGCGTTGATTATGAGCAATGTCGATATGAATAGCGGTGAACGGGAGATACTGAGTGCAAAGTTTGAGGAAAGTTGTAAACCGTTACAAGAACGTTTATCTTATCAAATAAGAGATAAAATATTCAAGAAGATATGGGAATTAAAGGGATTTAAGGGTGAGATTCCGAATATTGTATTTGCAGAGAAAACTCCGTATGCTAAAATGAATAGAAGTAGAACAATTGCAGTTTTAGCAAGGAATCAAGTTATAATTCCTGATCCATATCTTGAGAAGCAACTAAGGAAGGAATTTGATTTAACAATTGAAGGCATGGATAATAAGATTGAGCAATGGGAAAAGGATCAAATAACTAAGCAAAATGAACCACAAGAGCAACCTATACCAACTAATTCTAAACAAGTTACTGGAAAATTCAAACCAAATAAAAATAACAAAAAAGGAATAGAGTAATATGGTAGACACTTGGAAGCAAATTGGAAAAGATAAACTTAGTAAGTTATACTATGAAGATGGACTATCTATATATCAGATAGGTGAAATGTTTAATGTAGATGGGTCAACTGTAAGAAGGAAAATGATAAAGTATCATTTGAAACGGGATCACCCTATAGTTCAACGACAACGAGATGAATATGATGATATAAAGCAAGTCCCAACATTTTTTATGGAGTATGATAAAATTCCGAGGGAGAACATATCAATACCTATTCCAATAAAAGCAATTGGTTCAAAAGAACCTCAAGATGCCACAATCACTATAGTTCTATCAGATTTGCACTTAGCTCATTCTGATTTTCTTCCAGAAACATATGAATCAACAATTGGAACGACTGTAGAGATTTTGAAGAAAATGAAGGAAATGTTTAATATTAAAGCGGTTAACGTTGTGCTGAATGGTGATATTGTTTCAGGTAAGGGTGTATATCCACTTCAAGAATTGGATAATCTGTTGTCAAGAGGTCATTGGCAAGTATTCTTAGCAGAAATCATTTTGAAAGAAACGTTTGATGCTATAGAGAAGGTTATTCCAATAAATAATGTTCATCTCGTTAGAGGAACACATGATTCTATATCTGAGAATTATCTGTTGTATCTAAAGAGAACTCTCGTTGGAAATGGATATAATGTGTTTTATTGTGGAAGTGGGTTTGTAAAGAATATTGCAGAACCAATTGGAACTTATAATGTATTCTTTACACATGGGAGAGGAAGTTCTGAATATTCTCCTATCTCTACTGTAATGGTAAGGGATTTATGGAAAGCATTTAACCAATATAAGCTAAAAGATATTCCTATTGAAAGGGCATGCACATCACATACTCATTGGATATCAACAAATATTGATATAGAGGGAATGATTGTTGATGTAACTGGTGGGTTCCAACGATGGTCTAAATCTCAATCTCAACGACCTTGCGGATTGATAATGTATCTATACACTATGGGGGAAACATCTTCTATTGCAGTTAGACCAAACATTGAGATTGAAAGCAGGGAGAAATCTGAAACTGGATTAGAGTATAAGAATATATCGTATTATGGAACAAAGTTACAAAAGCATCTTAGTGAAGTAGAGGGTTTACTAAATGAATCAAACAAAAAATAAAAAGTTTTGTGCTATACCATTAAACGAAAAAATACAAGATATGCAATATTTAAATTCGTTAGGGGAAAGAAATCGGAAGTATATTGATTGTATTAAACAAATGATTCCAGAAAATGAACTATGCCAATTTACATCAATAACAACCGCATACAAAGAGGCAAGATATAGATATATAAAACAAAATATATCTATAGATAATCAAAATGATTACATTGATAAGAAACGACCTATCTTTTGGGATTATGTTTAAAAAGATGCATATCCCCTTTTTTTATTGAGGGATATTAGTTTAATGTCATCTGATAATAAGTTAACAATGCTTTGGCATAGTGTGGCTCCATGGGTTCCATGTTACACACCAGATACAGATGTTCTAACTAAAGATGGTTGGAAACCAATTACTGCTATAACTAAAGAAGATTATATTCTAACATATAATAATGATACAAAATATATGGAATATAATAATCCAACAGATATTATAGTTAGAGATTATAATGGAAAAATTATTAATGTTAAATCAAAATATGTTGATTTAAATGTAACTCCAAATCATAAAATGTTTGTTGGTAAAAGACAAAGGACTAATTTATTTGAATGGAAATTAGTTGAAGCAAAAGATGTTATCAATAAGCAATATAAAATAATGAAGACTGGAGCATTTAATGGAGAAGAAATTGAAACAGTAAAGATTGGAAATAAAGATGTTGATATTACTGATTATTTAGAGTTTATGGGATATTATCTTAGCGAAGGATATGTAGATCATAATCCAGTAAATGGAAATTATACAGTTACAATTTGTCAAAACGAGCCATATATTGATAAAATGGCTAATGCATTAGATAAAGTTACAGATAATACAGTATTTATTGTTGATGAACGAAAAGCAATGGTGAGAGATAAAGCACTATGGGAATATCTTGTTGAATTTGGATATGCACACGAAAAGTATATTCCTAATAATATAAAACAATTAAATCCAAGACTTCTTAATATATTTATTAAAGCGTATGAACTTGGGGATGGATTAAAGAATTCTCATACAAGAAGGATATTTACATCTTCAGTTAAAATGCGGGATGATTTGCAAGAAATAATAATTAAAGCTGGATATGCAAGTGATTACTATATCCATGCAGATGTTGGAGAAGTTGGAAAGTTTGGGGAATCCAAATATATCAATTGGATGGTTTCTATAAATAATAGAAGCAAACAAGCTACAACTCATAAAGGTTCGAAAAATGATACTATAATTGATTATAATGGGAAAGTGTATTGCGTAACTGTTCCAAACCATATATTAATGGTTAGGAGAAATGGTAAATCTCTATTTTGTGGGAATAGTGGTTACGGCAGAGTTAGTAATCATATTCTTTCTAGGTTAGCAAAACACAATATCAAAATTATAGAAAGTTGCTATTATGGATTAGAAACGGGTGGGCAACTTAATTATGCTGGATTTTATTGTTTACCATCTAAGGAGGGAAACTTTGGGATTAAATCTGCTATAGAACATGCTAAACGATTTAAAGTAGATATGGGGTGGCTTTTTACCGATTGGTGGGCGTTTTGTTTTAGTGAAGATACAGAAATATTGACTAAAGAAGGTTGGAAGCATTGTTGCGATATAAAAGATGATGAGGTTGTAGCAACATATAATATGAAAACTTCCACAATAGAATATCAGAAAATAAATAAGAAGTTTGTATTTGATGATGTAAATAGAGTCTATAATGTTAAAACAAAACAACTTGATGCTATGGTATCAGGGAATCATAATTTTATCTATAAAACAATGAATGGAATTAAGAATGGTAGTGATTGGAAGTTATCGCCAATTAGAGATATTTCTAACACAACAATGCGATACATTCCAGTATCAGGAAGTTTCAATGTAGATAAAGAGTTGAACTTATCTAATGAAATGGCATGGTTGCTAGGATTTATAATTGCAGATAGTAATTTTAGAAATTATGATACTATGGTGTATCAGAGTGTAGTTAATGATGGAAAAATTAATAAACTAAAAAGCACTTTGAATGATCTAGGATTCACATATAAAGAATATTTGTGTGAAAATGATAAAGAAATCTATGAATATAAAACATCTCCATATTATCAATTTAGGATTCATGCTGAATGGACTAAAGAGATAATGAAGTATTTTGCTGATACTGAACTAAAACTTTTGTCGAATGATGTTATTTACAATATGAATGATGAACAGTATAATAGTTTTATTAGTGGTGTCGTTGATGGGGATGGATGGGTAGAGAAATCAGGGGCTAAACAAATAGTTACTAAATCTGAAACATTCAGAGATATATTGCAAATTATGGCTATACTTCATAACCAACGTTGCACATATTATAAGAGGAAACACAATGACACCTATCAATTGACATTGACAAATAAAAATTATCTTACTTTTAAAGGGAAGATAAATTCTAATGAAGTGAGTTATAGTGGTAAAGTATGGTGCGTAAATACAGATAATGGAACTGTAATTGCAAGGAGAAATGGTAAACACTTTATAACTGGTAATTCGGAGTTTCCTAAAGAGATACCAAATGCTTGCTTATATGGACCAATGGATCACGAAAATTATCCAGAAGAAATTATTAATTTTACAAAGATGTATTGGAAGATAGTATCCCTTTGTGATTTCCAGAAGAATATGATGAAAACTCAGATGGGTATTGATTCGGTAGTTATTCCTCATGGAGTAGAAGTTAATCTATACAAACCTTTAGATAAATTACAGGTAAAGACAAACAATGGATTGAAAGATAAGTTTGTATTTGGAACTGTTAATGCTAATTGTTTTGATACAGATACAGAAATATTGACTAAAGAAGGATGGAAGAAGTATAATGAATTAACTGAAAATGATGAATATCTTACTCTTGATGCTGATGGAGTAATGAGATACTATAAAGCAGATAGTGTAATGATACGAAATTATAAGGGTAAAATGTATAAATTGAAAACCAAATATTTTGATATGTTGGTAACTCCAGAACATAAACTATATGTTAAGCATCTGATGAGATTTCCAAAATACTCTGATTTTGAGCAACGTATGGCTACTGATGTATTTGGTAAACGTGTAATGCATAAGAAAGATGGTGGTATATGGGAAGGTATTGAGCATACTGATTTTAATATTCCAGAATATCATAATGAATATCTTGGTGGAAAGAAACTTACACAACATAGGATTAAACACATTGATTCAAGAACAGTAAATATGGATGATTTCTTGCGGTTCGTTGGATATTATATATCTGAAGGGCATTGCAAAGATTGGCAAATTGACATTAGGCAATATGACTATATAGATGAAATGGAAAGCAATCTAAAGAGATTGCCTTTTAAGATAAATAGGTATAATGGAAGATTAGTTATATATGACGTTGGATTGCGAGATTGGGTTGTAAATAACATTGGTAATGACTCTCAAAATAAGCATATTCCATTAGAATTTATGAACCTATCAAATAGACAACTTTCGATACTATTAGAAGCAATTGCTTTAGGAGATGGATGGGAAACATCTTCATCGTTTGCTATTGGAACATCATCTAAACAATTGTCGGGGCAACTTCAAGAAATTGCAATAAAACTTGGATTTTCAGCAGATGTTTCAGAAAAGATAGAACATAGCAAGAAGAGAGGATCATATTCATTCTATACTATTCATTTCAATACAACAATTAAAGAAGTTCAAACAAGAGCATCAACTTTAAAATCTAAATCTAATAAAAATTATATTGAAGAGTGGATAGATTATGATGGCATAATATGGGACATTGTTTCTGAACATTCTGTAGTTATGGTTAGGAGAAACGGTAAATCAAATTGGACTTGCCGAAGTGATAAGGAGATGGGAGGTGGAAGAAAATCATGGGGAGTTATGTTTAAGGCAATGAGATATTTCCTTGATGAAAATCCAGATGTAAGGAAAGATGATATCATATGGTTATGCCATACTGACCCAACTGACCCTAGAGGATTGCCACTTATTAGCATGATGCATAAGAATGGTTTGGATGGGATTGTTAAATTCTCAAGTCCTGAAATGCATAGAATTGGATTGAGTGATGCACAAATGGTAGAATTATATAATTCTATGGATGTTTTTATTGGAACATCTAAGAGGGAAGGATTTGGAATGTGTGTAGATGAAAATACACTTATAGAAACTATTAGTGGTGTCAAACCAATTAAGTGCATTGAAGCAGGAGATTTCGTATTAACTTCTTCTGGAAAATTTGAAAAAGTAGTTGCTAAGAAAGATAGGAAAACAGATGGATATATTGTAAAGCCAATGGGGTTACCAGAAGTAATAACATCTAAAGAACATAAATACTATATCAATAGAAATGGATTGTTTATGTGGGCTAATGCAGAAGAATTAGAATTATCAGATTATTTAGTATGCCCTATTCCAGTATTTAATAAACAATTGCAAAATAAAATTGATATCGTTGATATATTCCCATCTTTGGAGCATGATGATAATTATGTGTGGAGTAAACATTCATTTGAAACCACAAATGGATATTATGCTCAAATGAAATCACTTGGGTATAATAAACGAACAGCAGAAACAATATTAAAATATCTTAGAAATACATCACTTATTCCAGCAAGAAAAAGGATTAAACGAATATTGTCAGATGTTACTGGAAAAATTGAAATGCCAATAAATAAAAAATACAATAGATATGTTGAACTTACAGATTCAATGTTAGAACTATTTGGTTGGTATATTGCTAAAGGTAGTATTTCAAATGCAATGGAACTATCTATGGGGGCAAAGGATAAATCATTGTTTAACTGCATGGATACACTTCATACTCTTGGAAATGTAACAGAACTTTCTAAAGATGATAGCTGGAGAGTATGTCTTAGTGGAATTTGTAAAGGAATATTTAGGGACTTTGGAACATCATCTAAGACTAAACATATCCCTAATTGGATATATGGAACAAACAAATGTAATCCGTTGATTAGGGGCATGTTGCTCGGAGATGGTCATTCTTCTAATGGAACAATAATATATACAACTAAATCTGAAATACTTGCATATCAATTACGACAAATACTATTGTCTAATAAAATAAATTCATCTATTAGAATAGATAAAAGAACATCTTGTTATATAGTTTCAGTATATGGAGAAAATGCAATTCTACTATCGAACATTTTAAACCTTGGTGGATGGTTTAAAGAATGTAAGAATATAAATAGACAAAAAACAAATAAAACAAAAATAATAGACAATTATATTCTATTGCCAATACGTAGTATTACTTATGATGAATATGATAGACAAATGTATGATATTCAAGTAGAGAATGATGAAACATTTGTTGGCAATGGAGTATTGTTACATAATACGTTCATAGAAGCTCAAGCGTGTGGTGTTCCTTGCATTGGGCACGACTTTTCTTCATTGACAGAGCTTATTAAGGGGCATGGGTGGTTAGCTAAGTCAAGTTCAGAAAGATTGCTGGAGTATCTGAAGAAGGATAAAGTTGTAAAGCCAACTGTTAAAGACTATAATACAGAAACTACTCCTATACTTGCAGAAACAGCTATTCCAGATGTATATTCTGTAGCAGATTGCATAAAAGATGCGTATTTCAAGGATAAGAAACGTGAGATGTATGGTAAAAATGCTAGAACATTTGCATTGGATTATGATTGGGATAAACTAATAGAAACTAAATGGATACCATATCTTGATGAGATTGTAGAGGAACTTAAGCCAAAGAAAGCAGAAGATAGGAGAATTGATTAAAATGGTATCAAAGATATTTATTGGAATCCCTGTAAAAAATGCAAATACTTGGATTGATAGGTGGTGGACTGAATTTAAGAACATCACTTATCCAAAAGATGCAATTAGGATTGTATTCCTATATGGGAATTCAAATGATGGCACACTTGATAAGTTAAAATCAATGAAAAGTGAACATATCTTTAACATTGAAATCTATAAGGAACCTGTAGATAACGGAATAAGAATTGGTGGAATTCAATTAGGAAGTGCCATATACAAAGATTTCCAGCAATTGATGAAAGACGAAGATTATTTTATGCTAATGGATTGCGATCTAATAAAGTTTCCACCAAACCTTATAGAGCAATTAATTGAAGTAGATGCCGATATAGTTGCACCATATCCTTACAGTGAAGGTAAACGACACTTTTATGATACATGGATATTTAGAGTCAATAATGTTAGGTTTCATCCATTTGATGTACCTGCTGTCAATAGTAAGAATCCTGTAATAGTTGATTCCGTTGGAACTTGTTTCTTAGCAAAGAAAGCAGTCTTTGTTTCAACTGAAATAGTAAATCCATACCCAAATCTCACATTCTGCTTAAATGCTAAAGCAAATGGGGCTATAATAGTAGCTTGTCCGTTTATAGAAGTTTATCATATAGATTTGGAAAAAATGGGTATATTTCATAATCCATTGCCACAAGAAGCAGGGCTATATCCAGCACAAGGGTGGATTACATCTAAAAATAAGTTAGATGAATATATTAAAAATAAAATTACATTAGAAGATATGACTAAGCAAACACAATTTATAACTAATAAAATATTGGATGGCAAAATGTAATGTTGACTAAAAAAGTTAATATTAAAGACAGTAACAACTCTGATTTTATAACAGTTGGAGATTTTGTTTTGCTGTTAAAATATATGGGTTCTATTACTTATCCAATAATAGTTAAAATTGATTTGATAACATCATGCACAACATCATATCCAGATGTAGAAACATATACTTCTTATAATGGAACAGTAATATTTGAAAAAAATAATAAAATTATATTTAGCAATTCGGATAAATTTATAAAATTAAAAACATATAAACAATATATAGACGCATATAAGAAATGTAATATATTTTATGATTATTATGAAAAAATGATAAATATTACCGATAACTTTTATCGTATAGCGTATGGGGAAAGTTAAAATGCCAATTCCAGATGTAATTGATTTTGAAATGAGGGGAGGGAATAATCCCAATTCAGAAATGAATACCATAGAGAGGAAGATAGCAGAAGATGCATATAACAGAGTAAACAGTATTGTTGCGTGGCAAGAGTTGGGTTATAAACGGGCATATAATTTTTTGCATATGTTAACGTTCTATATGGCAAGAAATCCATTTATTATAAAATTGATGCAACAAACACAACCGTATCCTGAATATATAGAAATGGAAATGACCCAGTGGATATGCCCCATCAGATGCCTCATGTGCGAAATATCATATGATAAGAAGGAAAAACCAATTCACTTGTCTTTTGAAGATTTTAAATATGCTATGGATCAATTTCCAAATCTTAAATGGGCTGGAAACAATGCACTTGGCGACCCATTTACGAATAAGGATTGTTGGAAAATATGGAAGTATCTGGATGATAAAGGAGTAGTTCAAGAATTATATCTAACATCACAATTGCTTAAAGAGAAAGATATGGAACGATTTACTGAGATGAAAGGGCTTGTATGGATAAAGTTCTCTATGGATGCGTGCACAAAGGAAACATATGAGAAGATACGGGTTGGGGCTAATTTTGACCAGATAGTTAAGAATATTAAAGCTCTTGATAATTATAAGAGAAAGCATGGGAAGCATTTTCCAGAAATTCATTTCCATTTTATAGTTATGAAAGACAATATCCATGAGGTATTGCCGTTTATTGACTTTGTTAATGATTTGGGTATTAGATGTAGTGGAATTACGTTTTCAAGATTATTGCATAACTTCAAGGAAATAAATGATTTATTTGTTGAAATTCCAGAAGCACTTTGTAAACAAGCTGAATTGAGAGGGAAAGAGTTAGAGATACCAGTTACGTTTAATGCAGATGTTAATTGTAAAGCACCTGCAAGTGAATGTATGGCTTGGTCTATGCCTTATATATTTCCAGATGGAACGGTCATAAATTGTTGTGCTCAAAATGAGCAGAATAGACGATGGTGGCAACGAGAAACATCTATGGGAAATATCTTTAAAACGCCATTTAGAGAAATATGGAATAGACCAAAATATAAACAGTTGAGAACATTCTTGGCGCAAGGGAAAATAAAACAAGCTCATCCAACATGTAATATTTGCAATATATATGATAAGGATAAGTGATAAATAATGTTAACTTCGTTGATATTGATTGTAAATAAAAATAGCTATAATCTGTTATCTGCTATTAAACAGCTTCAAGAAATGTCAAAACATATAGAAGTAGAAATAATTTTTGCAACAACTCAAGATGTATCTGAAAAAAATATTTTGTTAATAAAAGAATCAAAACTAAAGTATAAACTAATATCTTTTAACGATACAAATAAAAGTATATTATATAATTTTAAGTTTTGGGACTTTATAAAATTAATATCATCAGGTTCACACATTATTGTTGTTCATTCTGATGTATTATTGTTGAATTTCGATATATCTTTATTACATTCATATGCACCATGTATATTCTCACCTTCACAAACATCAAATGATATTGATGGTATATTGGTGAATTCGATAGATTTATTGAGTATTGATAGAGATATGCCATTAAAGAATATTCAATTTAAAAGAGTTAATGTTCCAATGTTTAATAAGATGCCACCATATCCATCATTGTTATTCTTAGAAATAACTAAGAAATATAATTTGGATTGCGAGTATTGTAGAAGGAAAGAAATGACAATTGAAGAAAAACAACAAGAGATGCCATATGAAAAAATTGTAGAAACTTTAGATAAGTTTAACGGTGTTTCTGAATTAAATATAATAGGAAACGGTGAACCATTCCTTCATTCAGATTGGGATAAAATAGTAAAATTAATTGATGATAGAAATCTTAATTTAATGTTTACAACAAATGGAACAATGCTAACAAAAGAAAATGTATCTGCATTGCCTCAAGGAACAAATATGTTTATTAGCTTAGATATTAATCATTGTAAAACAATTGAAATGTGGAATAAGATAGAATCTAATATTAAAATGGTGCGAGAAGTTAGACCAAATATGCATGTTGTGATTCAACCAGTAGTTACTAAGGAATTCAAAAAATATATCAATAGATATGTAGAATTGTGTCTAAAATATAATATGAAGTTATCGCCAATATTACCAATAACATATACTAAAGAATTGTATGATTCTTTATATCCATCAATAATGGAGAAGAATGAAATATCATCAATGCTTAGTAAGTATCCTTTTGTAATTAAATCTATAGAAGCATTTCCAAAATTAAGATTTTGCCAATATCCATTTACAACTGCATTTGTTACTGTTGATGGAGATGTTTTTCCATGTTGTTATTTGTATTCAGCACGAAATAGCAAGCAAACAAATAACTTCAGAGAATACTTTGATGATAAAGACGTTTGTATATATCAAACTCCGTATATGCTTGGAAATATATTCAAAGATTCATTAGATAGTATTTTAACAAATGATAAGCTTTTGAAAACAAGAAAAATAGTAATTACTACATCTGAAGATGATTTTAAAACAAGAGAACATAATAAAACATATGTTACCAATGATTATTGTAAAGTTTGTATGAATAGATGGGGAATGGCGTGTTAAATAATAGGTGATTAAAAAATGAATTGCCCAAATTGTAAAAATAATGCATCTCAAGTAAATTCTAAACCACGAATGTTTATTGAAGCAAAAGACGAAAATGCAAAAGACTTAGCAATAAAACTTTTAGATGAATATAAGTGTAATAGTTGTGGTCAAATATTTTTTATTTAGGTGATATAAAATGCAGAAACCGAGTGTCCTCGTTGTTCAACCAAGCATCTTTATGTATGGTGGAGCAGAAAGGCAAATAGTAGAACTTGCTAATCATCTAACAGATAAAAATTATAAAGTTGCAGTATTCTCTACCCATATAATTCCAGAATTTAAGAAGAATCTTAAAGAAGCACGTATTATTGAAACTGCTGATATGGAGAATTTAGTAAATGCTATTAAACAAGTAGAGCATAAGTTTGAGATAGTAAATCCTCATAATCATCCAGCAGAGTTATTCTTTTATAAAACGAAGGCAAAATCGGTGTGGCAATGTATTCCAAGTAATTCAATTGTTTATACTTCAAATGGTGTTGAATATATTAATAATATATGTTCATATGATAAATTGTGGAATAACGAAGTATCTAACACATTTGTTAGAGATGCGAATGAGCAAATATATTGTATAAAACCTAGATACTTAGAAAAACAATATATAACTAAAGAACATCCAATTGCAATAGCTAAATTTAGTAAGGAAAATAATAAATGGAATAAAAAATATGAACAATGGATAAATCCAAAAGATATTCAAAATAAAACATTAAAAACACAATATTGCGTTATTGTTCCAAAATATGATAATACTATAGGAATTAAACATTTTGTAAATTTGAATGATTATGCAAAAAATAAAAAGATATATTATAATGGAGAAATAACAAAAGATATTTGTGAATTAATAGGATGGTATTCAGCAGAAGGATACGCCGAAGAGCATAGAGTAAAATTTTGTTTAAATTATAATGAAATAGAATATCAAAATAGAATAATAAATATTTTAAAATCTATTGGAATTTCATCAACTATACATGAATATAAAGAACATTCTTCTAGAATTATATATGTTAGTTGCACACCATTAGCTAGATTTTTAAAAAGTATTGTTGGAAACAATGCTAAACATAAAGTTGTCCCATCGTTTATGTTTTCAGAATCTAAAGAAAATAAAGAAGCATATGTAAATGCATTGCGATATGGGGATGGAGATATTAATATAAGAAAAAGAAAATATAAAGATAGTATAATGTATAGAATTGTTTCTTCTAGTGAATTATTAATAAAAGGGTTACAACGTATATTATTTTCTATTGGTATCGTTGCAGGATGCTATCATAAAAAACAAACATTAAGCTATATAAATGGAAATGCAATAAATGGAACGATATTATATTATTTATATTGGACAATAAATGGGAATTATAAAAAATATTTTGAAGATGATAATAATTATTATCTACCAATAGATAAAATATCAACTGTTGATTATAAAGGTAAATTATTTAATTTAGAAACAACAACACATAATTATTGTATTCCATTTATAGTTCATAATTGCAACGAACCGCCAAATGCTGTTCTTACAGGGAATAAGTTAGATGATAGAGAAGTAGAAGCAGTTAGGGAAACAATTAATAAAATTGTAGTGATATCTGATTTTGAGAAGAAACGTTGCAAGTCCGTCTATGGAATTGATCCAATATTGAATTATCCAGCAGTTAGATATGAATATTTTGATAATCCTCCGTTGCAGGTTAAGCCAATATTTGGTAAAGATAATATTGTAATTCTTCAAACTGGATATTTTACTTGGACTAAGAATCAAGTAAAAACTATTGAAACATTTGCAGATATTTTACATGAATACCCATCTGCTAGATTAATATTGGCTGGATTTGATAAAGACCCATATTCAAATGAAATACGTAAAAAGGTAGATGAGTTAGGATTAAGGGATTATGTTAAAATATTTCCATATCTTGAAACAGATGAAGAATTTAAGAATCTATATTATCAAGCAGATTTATTCTTGAACCCTGTTTATGAACAGGGTGGGTGGGCAACTACATTTGAATCTATTGTATCAGGTGTTCCAACATTAGTTTCAAATAAGTTTGTTGGATATAATTTGGTTAAAAATCAGGAATTGGGAAAAGTTGCTTCATTTGATAATTTCAGCAAAACAGCACTTGATATGATAGCTAATATTAATAGGGAAAAAGAAATTGTCAATGCTAACAAAGTATGGTTGAAGGATAATTTAACATGGAAGGCATTTGGAGAACGATATGAAAAAATATTTGAATCTATGTGAGTGATAAGTATGACAACTGCAATAATATCTACATCAATATTTGAACCAGATTATCTTAAAGTGTATGAACAAAACCTATTGGAGAATGGTATTTCTAAAGAAGATGTTAACTTTATAGTAATTGGTGATAATAAATCGAATCACGAAGCATTTGGAAAGATGCAGATGAAATTAAAGTATCCATTAATTTATCTATCTCCCATAGACCAGAAGCATTGGCTAAAAGAAAACAACATTAATGACAATACTATGTTATTTCCAGAAAATTCTTCTAGACGAAGGAATATTGGATATCTTTTAGCAATTAAAAATAACTATGATAATTATATTGTTATAGATGATGATAATCTTCCAATAAAAGGAAGTTACTGGTTTGACCGCCATATTAAAGCAATTGCTAATGGATTTCCAAAACATTACTTACATAATTATGTGGTTTCAAAGAATAAGATAGTGAATCCATGTAATTTTTTGAACGGGACATCAAATATTTGCTATGCTAGAGGATATCCCATAGATGAATACTTTAAAGATACGTTTGATTTAAGGTATTTCAATACGGTAAAATCAGTTGATGTTAATACTTCTGTATGGGTTTGCGATCCTGATATAGATGCGGGATTGCATTTACTATATGATAATGTTAAAGTAACAAATGCAAAAAATATGAATTTTGTTGTTGGGTATAAAAATTATATTCCAATTAATTCTCAAAATACTGCTGTTTCTAAAAGAGCAATGCCGATATTCTGGAATATACATCAACCAAAGATTTTAGATGTTGAATTAGATAGATTTGATGATATATGGAATGGATTGTTTGTATCTAAAGTGCTACATAGAGTTGGAAGTAGTGTCTCATTTGGAACGCCAGTTGTTAATCATATTAGAAATTCCCATAATTATATCAATGATTTCAAGAAAGAATATATAGCGAGTATAATCAATTGCGAATTATGGAAGTATGTTATGAATGATGTAGATTTGTATTCTTTCGATATTGAAGATGCATATATCGAGTTAGCAACTAATCTTACATTATACAAGAATTATGAAAATCATTGGATAAATGAAGCAATAAATCAAATTGGAGAATCAATGAAAGATTGGATTACTACAGTAACAAAATTAAAAGATGAATGATTATGTCTAAAAAGATATTATTGATAGCACCTTCAACTAAATGGATGTCACCAGAATCTCCTCCGATTAGTTTAGCCGTATTAGCATCTTGTCTAGAAAAAGATGGGCATATTGTAAAAATATGTGATATGATAATGGGTCAAAACCCATTAGAAATGGTAAATTCATTTTTACCTGATATAGTTGGCATAACAGCAACAACTACAGTTGCACCAATGGCTTATTCATTATCTTCAATATTTAAATCTAATGGAATTTATACAGTGTTAGGTGGAATACATCCAACTATTAGACCCGAAGAAGCAATGCATCATTGTAATTGTGTTGTAACTGGAGAAGGGGAAAATGTAATATGCGATATTGCTAGGAATATGCCAAAAGGAATAATTCAAGGAATTCCATCTAAGACATTAGATAATATTCCATTACCAGATTATGATTTGCTTAATATGGAATATTATGTGAATATAATGAAATATAAGGATATGTTTTTTGCATCATTTGAGGATAGAGGGAAGGCAAAACTTGGTTATTTATTGACAAGTAGAGGTTGCCCATATGATTGTAATTTCTGTTATAATTGTTTTAGAGAATTGCCTTATAGGTTTGAATCACCAAAGAAAGTTATAGATCATATAAAATTACTCAATGAAAAGTATAAGGTTAATTCAATATTCTTTATTGAGGATAACTTATTTGCTAATAGAAAACGAGCAAATGAAATTATGAAAGAAATAAAGAATATAGGATTTGACCTGTCTTGGGGTGCAAATACAAGAGTAGATAATATTAACGAAACACTCTTAAAAACTGCAAAGCAATCTAGTTGCAAACAAGTTACATTTGGTTGGGAAAGTGGGAATCAACGTATCTTGGATATATTAAATAAGAAGGTTAAAGTTCAACAAAATATAGATTCGATTAAGCTATGTGAAAAAGTTAATATTAACGCATCAGGAACAGTAATGATAGGGAATCCAACAGAAACAATTGATGAAATGGGAGATACATATAATTTCATAGCTAATAATAATATTACTGGTCCAATTGGAGCTTGTATAGCAACACCGTTTCCAGCTACAAAGTTTTGGGATTGGTGTTTGAAAAATGATAAGATTCCAGTTGATTTAAGTTATGACCACTTGGATTATAGACATATCCCAATAAATATGTCAAATGTTGAAACACCTGCATTAAATGAAATATTTAATAGGTTTGTAAACTTGGCAATATCTAAATATAATGATACTAAGAGTGAACGAGAAAGGAGAAGAGATTGTTAATGAAAATACAAAATGTTTTAGTAACTGGTGGTGCTGGATTCATAGGTAAAAACTTAGTTGATAGATTGATAAGTGAAGGTGCGAATGTAATAGTTTTAGATGATTTATCAACTGGGATACGGGAAAATATAGATTTAAATGAAGTGTCGTTTATAAATTGCGATTTATCTTCATTTAATTGTGTTGGGTATATATCTTCAACTATAGATGAGTTAGTTGGAGAAGATGGAGTAAACATTATTTATCATCTCGCTTCTCCATGCTCAGTTATCCAGTTTAAAGACCCAGTTATAGCTTCACACAAAACACTAATGTCTATGAACAATGCTATTTCTATTGCTGGAATGTTCGAATCCACTCTTATCTATCCTTCTTCTGGAAACGTATATGGAACTGCTCCAGCACCGCAACGAGAGTTATCTATTCCACAACCAACGAATATGTATGCAGTTTGTAAATTAGTATCTGAGCAGATGGCGATGTTAAGTGGAATTTCTTCTTGCGGTTTAAGGATATTCTTAGGTTATGGTCCTTATGAAAAGCATAAAGGTAATTTGGCAAGCGTTGTTACTAATTTCTTAGTTGAAATGATGAATGATAGACAACCTGTAATTTGGGGAGATGGAAATCAGGTTAGAGATTTTATCTATATTGATGATATAGTTGATGGGTTGATTAAAGCATCTGGATATAGTGGGGTAGAACCAATATTGAATTTAGGAACAGGAAATGCAACATCGTTCAATACATTAATAGATATAATAAATGATGAACTTGGAACAAAAATAATACCTAAATATGTATCTAAGCCAAAGTCATATGTAGAGAATACGGTTGCAGATATAACGTTAATGCAAGATGAATTAGGGTTAAGACCAATTGATTTACGAAGGGGAATTAAGAAATATATTAATTTTTTAACTGAGGAATCCAAATGATAATAGGGTTTTCTGGAAGTAGAAAAGGATTAAGCAAAATGCAATATGAATATGTAGATAAATTTCTATTTAATAATTTAGTTACCATTGATGAAGTTCATCATGGAGATTGCATTGGTGCCGATGCAACGTTTCATAAGATATCTTCAAAATTACATATAGAAAAGATAATTATACACCCACCAAGTAATCCAACACTAAGGGCATTTTGTGAAAGTAAATACAAATGGGAAGAGAAAGATTACTTAAGCAGAGATCGGGATATAATCAAATGCTCTGATATAGTATTAACTTGCCCATACGATTCAAATAAAAACTATCATTCTGGAACATGGTATTGCATAAATAAAGGAATTTCATTAGGTAAAATAGTTTATATTATATATCGAAATGGAACTATTTGTAAATACAATACTACAAAAGATTTAAAAGGATTATAATATAATCTTATTATGGTGATGATTAATGCCTTTATCAAGTTTAGATATTGTTGCTTATTACACTAACGGTGCGACTCAAGCGACGAACACATTATCAATTGGTGGAAGCATATCCGCAACAACGATAGCAGATAATACTTCTGGTAATGTTTTTGACGATGTTACAGGTGACGAAGCAACTTCAGGAGATACCGAATATAGGTGCATTGCGATTAAAGATACTAATGCGACTTATGATATGATTAATGCAAAGTTCTATATTAATGGGTATAGTCGTGCGGGTTCTGGTTATGATACTATTTCGTTTGCACTTCAAAAGCCAAATGGCACAACTGTTCAGTTACTTGCTACCGAAGCGGCTACTCCAGATGCAAACCAATTTACAGTTGCTACAGGTGCTACAGTAGCATGGACCACCGAGGGTGCGCCGTCTTCAACCTTATCATATGGAACTATGACAGCAGGTAGTTGGGTTGGTGTTTGGTTTAGGAGAGTTGTTCCTGCATCGGCTACAGCATATACCAATAGAAGTTGCACACTACAGATAAGTTGTGAAACTACAGCTTCTCCAATACTTGGAAACATATCGAAATCCTTTGCAATCGACTGGACTAAGAACTCATTCACATTGAGGAACGTGTAATGGGACTACTACAATGGTTATTCGAGAAGACATTTGGTAAACTGTTTAACAGAATGTCCTATGGCATATTAAAGCCATGTTGGAGGTGTTCATATCAAAAACGATATGAACCAATCCTTATTTTTTCTAAAGATCGAGGACCAAGAATACTTATGATTCCTGATAATGGTGTATATGTTAGAGATGGAGAATGCATATCATTTGAAAAATGTGGCAAGTGTTTCCATCAAATTAATATTAATTCTGAGTTGCCTTGTAAATGGAAAAAACTATAATATTAACTACTAAATAATAAATATTTATAATCAGTTGTGTAGTTAATCTTATTGGTGATATTGTTGTTAAATATATTTTTGAAGATATTTAATAATTGGCAACAATATCATAGGAGGAGTAATGATATATGACAATTACATGGACTGAGATGTTTGATAGTTTTACTCCTTCAAATACGGGATGGAGAGATTATGATATTTATACAAATAACGGAGTTCCAAAAGGTGCAATTGTAGAAATAGTATGTTATACTACAGGATTAGGTAGAATTTTAGGTGTAAGAACTGATGGTAGTTCGTTAGATAGATATATAAATTCTTTAGGAAATGCGGATAGTGACTGCTCATCTGTATCCATATTAGTAAAAACAGATGCATCAACTGGATATATAGAAATATATACTAATTATACTAGTAGTGTGACATTTTATATTCTTGGATATTGGCAAGGTGTAGATTTTACAGAACAAATTATAGCTATTGATCCTTCTGCAAGCACATCTTGGCAAGATTATGATTTATATACAAACTGTAGTGTTCCAAAAGGAAATATTGCTCAATGTGTTGTTGGAGTAAATATATGTGGGGTAAGGACAGACGGTAGTTCGTTGAGCAGAGCTTTTGCATATGGTGGTGGGCATTGGGCATCTATGTTTGTCAAATGTGATGCATCAACTGGATATATAGAATGTATGAAATATGCATCTACTGGAAAATTATATTGTTTTGGATATTTTGAATCTACAATGGGGTTTACAGAAAAAGTAACTCGACAAGATGTTACTTCTGGTAGTGATTGGAACGATTTTGATTTAACGTCTGAATTAGATCAAGATGAGAGAGTTGCTACATTTTATATTGCTACTAATTCTACCAGTTCTAAAACTGCTGGAGTTAGAGCAAATGGATCATCTGTTAATAGATATTTATCAATTTGTGCTTTTTCTTCTACAGCAAAAGCTGGATTTTCCGCAACATCTCAAACAGATAATAGCGGTATTATCGAAATATATAGTAATACAACATCAGCAGATTATATTTATTTTATGGGTTATTTTACATTTGGAGATTTGGTAGCTATATCTAAAGTATTGGTAACAAAGAATACAATATTTTTACAAATTATAATGTCAATATCAAATATATTTAATTTAAAAATAAATATAAATAATATAATCATTTTATTAAATAATATAGTTAATACTATTTTAAAGAAATATACATTATTTAATATAATAAAAAATAAAATAAATAAATTATTTACACTACAGTGGTTATCGAAAGCATCAATATTATATATTAAGAAAATAGTTTACGGAGTAAGAAATTACATAATATTTTTATCTTCTGAACTATATAGTGTTAAAATAAATATTATACCAAAACTATATGGAATTAAATATAGTATTAATGGTTTAATAACTAGATACTATACTGCAAAAAACAATATATTAGAAATTATAGTTAAAATTACAAATATAATTAATAATATTAAAAATAAAATATTTATATCAAAAATAATATTATTTACATCAAAAGGATATATATCAAAAATAATAACTGGATTATTTAATATTAAAGTTAACATTTCAAAGAAATATATATTATTAAATTTAATAAAGAATAGAATAAATGAATCACTAACAATACGATGGTTATCTAAGGTATCAGTATTATCTACTAAAAGAATGGTATATGGGATACTAAATTACATAACATTCTTATTTTCTGAATTATATTATATCAAAGTGAATGTATTTAAGTTATTTAACTTACTATATAATATAAAAACAATATTATTCTCAACAAAATCATTTGCGTATAATATTAAAAATATGGTTTTGCCAAAGATATTTACATTAAAATATATTGCAAAGTCAAACATATTATCTGTTATATCACTTTTGTATAAACTAAAGATAAATGTAATAAAAACATTCTCTATTAAAGAAATAATACGAAATGCGGTGTTATCATCAAAATTATTATTATTCAATATTAAAAATGTAGTTATTAGATCATACTTAGTAAAATATAATATAAGATTGGCAATAAATAGCATATATCGTCAATTATATATAATAAGAAATTCTGTATCTACAGCAAAAACTCAACTTTATAAAATAAGAAATATCGTTAATGATGTTTTCATTTTCATATACAATAGTAAATCAATAATATTGAAAGCATTAAGAATAGTGTATTATATAAAGAATAATATTAGTGATAAACTATCAATTATTAATAATATAAAGAATAATATTTTAAATAAGATATCATTACAATATAACATAAGAAATATAGTATCAAAAATAACTGCAATATCATACAATATAGTAAATATGATTATTAAATCATATTCATTTGTTTATGACTTATTAAATATCATATCCTCTAAGTTATCATTTAAGTTTAATATACGCAATAATGTAATTAAAGGCATAACAGTATTGGAATTGATTTTGGTTAAAGTGTTGTCGGTAAAAATTATTGTTTGTAATATGAAGGTAAATATTCAAAAAGTGTTTACGCTTTTGTCATTAATAAAGACAAACATTCTGAAAGGATTTATGATATTATCATTGATAAAAACAAGTATGTTGAAATCTTTTGGTGTTATCTATAATATAAGAAATATAGTAAGCTCGTTATTTGTAATTAAGTGGTTATCCAGAATTAATATTTTACATATTAACAGCATAGTTTATAGCATAAAGAATAATTTAAGCACAATAAAATCTATATCATATAATATAAGACTTAACTTAATTAGAATGTTAAGAATTAACTATAATTTATTAAACAATGCGCTTAAAACATTTGTATTAAATCATATAATAAGGTCAATAACAACATCTTACTTAACGGCATCATATAATATCAAAAATATAGTATTGCGATCTTTAACGATCTTATATGATTTTGGATTTATGGTTTATAAATCATTGAACATTGTATTTAATATTAAAGTGATTGTAAATGCATCATTAGTTAATGTGTATAAGATATTAAACATCATTGAAACATATAGTATAACATTAGTTAGCAAGTCATTGGAATTGGTATCTAAATTATTTACAATCAAAAACTTGATAAAGAATAGTATTAATGCATCAATATCAATACTATACGATATATTAAATAAAGTTAACAAATCATTCAATTATCTGTATAATATAAAAATATTGGTATATTCAGTAAAGTCATTCTATTATAATATAAAGAATATAGTATCGATTATGGTATTTTCGATGATATATTCAATAAGGTCTTTGGTATTCAACAGGATAACACTCATAAATAATATTCGTTCTATAATATCTAAGGGCTATTCGATAGCTTATAATATTTTGAATATATTTGTTGGACAATTTACATTGTTATTCAAGAGATATGGAATAATAATGTTATATCTGTCGTTAGTATTTAATGTTAAAAATATAATACAATATGCGATTTCAATACTGAATAATGTTAAGAATAACATACTTTATGCATTTAGAATAATAAATAATGTAAAAATATTAGTAAAAACATTTGTTGAGATTGTCTATAACATTAGAAATGTAATTGTTAAAGACATAAGCATCATTTATAACATATTAAATAACGTATCAATCGTTTTATTAACAATATTGCATAATATTATGAACTTCATATCTCCAAAGGCATTTACGTTAAAGTATTTGTCTAAAGTTAATATAGAAGTTATAAGATCATTAGTATTTAACATACGCAATAACGTAATAAGATTGATGTCAATTAACTGGATAATAAGAAATATGGTTTATGCCTATATGTCATTAATGTTTAATATTAAAGTATTAGTTTCAGATACATTCGTTTTGGTTTCAAATGTTAAAACATTAGTATCAAGGTTATATTCTAGCATTTATAATATAAGAGATGTGGTATCATCGTATATCGAATTGATATTTAATATTAATAATAATGTAAAAAGAATGTTTGTGTTCGTATATAAGCTATATGAGAATGTGATAAAGTCATTAGTGTTGGTATTTAATATAAGAACGATTACCGTTATGATGTTGACAATTGTTAATGATATACGGATACCGATAAAGGCATCTATTTCATTCTTAAGCAATATATTGAATGTGGTTGCAAATAGCTTTAACATTGTTTACAAACTAATGAATAACATCATAGTCTCTAAATTATTACAATACAACATATTAAATATAATACAAAAAGCATTTGCATTATTGTCATTACTGAAGAATGATCTCTATCATAGCATATCATTTTCATTCAAGATATTAGTCATTGTTTTGAACAAGCTGAATATAGTATATAATATAAAGAATATTGTTCAGTATATGATATCTACAATATTTAATATTAGAAATAATATCAATAATGTATTTACAATAGCATATAGAGTATTGAATAATGTTAAGATAGAATATGCTATTGTTTATAAGATATTAAATAACGTTGCAAATGTTATAATATCAAAATACAATATTCACAACACCATACAACAAGTGTTCTCCATTCTTAACTTAATAAAGAATAATCTTTACAACAGTATATCAATTTCGTATAAGATATTGGTTATAGTTTTAACAAACATATATGTAAAATACAATATTAAGAACAATATACAATCTATGATATCTATATTATTTAATGTGAAGAATAATGTAGAATATAGATTTGTATCATTATATAAGGTATTAAACAATGTATTTAATGTCATTGCATTCAACTATAACATAAAGAATATAATCACTAAAACAACATCATTTGTTTACAACACTATGAATATAGTGGAATCATACTTTACATTAGTATTCAAATCATTAGAAAACATATCGAACACGATATCAATAGTGTATAAGAACTTTATGAATGTGCTATATTCATCAGTAATCTTAAATAACGTTAGGAATAATATTGGGTCATTCTTATTAACTGTTTCATATAAAACATTGAACATCGTTAATAAAATAATATCCTTTGTATATCTGGTTGGAATATACGTTGCTAAAGCATACGTTATAATGAGGGCTTTGCCAATAAGCAAGTTGATACGGAATATTTCAATTCCAGAAGTTCATCTAAGAATATTGCCTATAAAGAAACTCATAAAGGATATCAATAAGGTAGAATTACGTGAAAAGATAAAAGAAATATTAGAGAGAGATACAACATAACATTAGTGGGTGCTTATAATGAGTGAACTTATTCAAGATGATATACAATATTTGGAATTCTATCTATATGATAAGAACCCTCTTAGTGGAGCTACAGTTCCGCATACGTTATCTAATATTAATTCTATTAATTTTTATATGTATTCATATGATTCTGATACTGCAATAATAGCAACAACGTGTTCTGTTGAAAATGCTACATTAGGATATTGCAAAGCGTTTGTAACTATACCTGTTGCGGGTAGATATGAAGCTGAAGTAGAAGTATTTGAAGGTAATCAGAGATTAACATGGAATAAAATATATTATACCGTTAAAAGTGATTTAGGTGATTAAAATGAAATCTATTAAATTATCATTTTTAGAAATTCAATCTCTTTTATCTGGTATGAAATTAAATAATAAGACTTTAGTTGATCCTGAATATTATGCGGTTGATGACTTTGTATGTTTAGGTAAGTTAAAGAAGGGTGATGATGGTTATATCTTAGAAGCGTATGATAATCCATCCATTATTAAAGTCAAGACTTATTCAAGAGAAATAGAAACAAAATATATTCCTGATATAGAGATTAAGAAATTATCTGATTACGAGTTAGAATATATGCACTCATACTCTCATGCAATGGCTAAACATACTTCAAGTAAAGAATTCTGTAAATTGCATTTCTCGTTAGCAAATCAGATGTATCAACGTAATTTATATCATTTTGGTAATGAACCTTGCGATAGAGTGGTTGAAGTAATAAAACAATGGAGAATTCCATATAGTGAAAATATATCAATTTATTCATCTAAAGCACTTGAATATGATAAAACTATAGTTAGTGGATGGATTACATATTTATCAGGAAATAGCGAATTATATAGAAAGTTTAATAATGAAACTAAAAAAATTACATTAAATGATTGTAATATTGTAATAAGTGATATAAATAATGAACTATTAAAACGTAGAACTGTATAGACAATTCAATGTTCGAACTAATGAATAATTAGTAATCAATATATACTATTGAGATACAGTTTTGATTGGTGTTGAATATGGATGAAACATCTATCATAGCAATTACTATATCTGCTATAACACTAATTGTTCTTATCACAAATTTCATTTATACACGGAGGAATGAACGAGAGTCCGAACAACATAAAATAGAGAAACAAATAAATCAATTGGATAATACTATAGATAATAAAATACAAGCAATATGTAACAAATATAATGAATATATTAATAAGATTACCTATGACATAAGCACTATAAATTCTAAATTAAGTTGTTTAGAAGGTAGATTTGATACATTTTGGTTTATAATTGAAAAGCAATCTGCTATTTTAATAAAACAACCTATACATTTTGAGAAAGACCAGCTTATTGATAAAATGATTGATAATACTGCAACTGGTAATGAACTATTGCAATTAAAGGCAATTTTAATAAAAGAACTCGATGATAGACAAAAAGAGAAATCGACGTTAAGTATAGCAATAACTAACTTATTGATTGGTATAGATTATAGATTAGACGGAATTATAAAATGTGGAGATATAGAAAAAGGGAAAATTAAATAAATAACCATTAATAATATTATTTGAAGGTGTAATTAATGTCTATTGTTAATGATGAATTATTATCACAAAACGTTGAATTACGCAAGAAGCTAGGAAATAGTGAAGAACTAAATGATGTGGGTCATAAGTTTTATATGTTATCATCTTCACCAAATTTAGTGATTTATGGCGTTGCTTTATCTGAAGGTATTTGGAAAGGAGTATTTTATCCGTATGAAGTATTGAAAGCATCACTATCTAAGTTTAAGAATATTCCTATACTTGTTGGGCATGGAAAAACTGCAAAGTATGGTGATAGGAAAGTTGGTGTTGTTACAGATGTCAATTGCGATGATAACCTTAAAGCCATAACATTTAAGGGAAATGTTTCCGATCCAGAAGCAGTTGAAGATGTTAAAAATGCTATCTATGATGCTGTAAGCCCATTTGGATTACCAGATAAGATTGAAATTAACAAAGATGGCAAAACATCTATATGCGGATATAATCCTAATGAGCTAAGTCTTACTAATACTCCTGCTTGTAAGAGATGTTTGATATTCTCTGTCAATGAATTGAGTAATGCTTTTAAAGATGCTACCCTTAATAGTAACGATGAGGCAAAACTTATGAGTGAAAATACCTTTCCTCCAACGGAAAAAACTAATACCGATGCTAAGACTACACCAGAATCAACTCCAATTTCAAATAAAACTGAAGCACCTGCACCTCCGCAAGTAAGTAAAGAGGAATCTAAAGAGAAGAAAGAACTCCCTATTCAAACTCCTCCTCAAGAAGTCAAGATTAAAATTGAGATAGAGCAAAAGCAACCTCCACCTGAAGAGAAGAAGGTTGAACCACCTAAACCAGATGTTTCTGAAGAGAAGAAGGAAGCACCAAAGGACCCTCCTAAAGAGGAAGCACCGCCTAAGATATATACTCCTAATGAAATAGTTGATATGGCAAAGAAAGATAATAAGCTTGTTGATTTAGCTGTAGATAGCATAATGAAAGATACCAAAGGGAGGAAGAAACAATGACAAAAACTGAAGTCGAGCTACTGAAAGAAGAGTTGAAAATATACAAAGACTTAGCTGAAAAGCAAGCAAATGTCTTAAAGGATATTCAAGCGATGTATAGTAAGAATGATGGGCTATCAATGCAAGACATTATACGGAGAAACTCTCAGCTAACAAAGAACAATGATGACATAAATGATAAACTTAGAATTTCTGTAGATTCGATACTTAAATATTCGAAACAGTTAAATCTATTCTGATTTTACTATTAGATAATATTATCTAATAGTATTTTTCTTATTTTTAATGTAAATTTTAGAATATATTTAAATATCTGTAATCATTATTAGATATGTAGGTGGATATTATGAAGGATATATTTGAATTAGCAGATACCCAGTCAAGCGATGTTACAGCGATCACACCGAAGGTCATATCTGCCACTATAGAGGAAATCCGAAGGGGCAAGCGTGTCATTGCTCAGTTCTATAAAGAGAATACGGATTTAATATCTAGTGGTGGAACTGAAGTTGAGTTTCCAGCTAAAGGTTCTGGTGTTGTAATTACTACAAACATGAGTGCGGGAAACACCATAACAACTGGTAACATGGAATATACAGCAACTACAATAGCAGTCAAGAAACATGGAGTTGGGGTTGGTTTCTATGGTGAGGCAATCCGTCAAACTAAACGGGATATCATAAGGGATGCTATTTTAGAGGCAGGAGAGGTTTTTGCTGATGCGATGGATACTATTGCTCTTGAGGCGATGTTTCCTAAAGTTACAATTACAGCAGGTTCGGCATCTACCGTTGATACAGCTTCGACTTTAGTTATTGGTATCCAATCCACAATTGGTAACATTTCTTCACTTGTTACTAATACAACCATGAGTGCTGTTGTGTTCGGTGGTGCTGGAACAGTCGTTGCTTGGTATATCCCAACAACTGCGGGTGGAAGGAAGACATCTGCAACTGGCGCATCTCTAAGTGCAAAGGACTTGTTCAATACAAGGGTTGAAATCGAGGGTTATAACTTTAAACCAGATGTTGTCATAATCAATCCTCTGAGGATGTCGGAAATTCTCTATGACCCTGCGACAAAGTTCGTTGAGGCGTGGACTCAGAGGGGTGGTGGACCAGCATATACGGGTGAGATTGGTCAAATATGGGATATGAAAGTAATCGTATCTACCAAAGCTCCTATATACGGTGCTATCGTTCTTGACAGCAAATCCCTTGGTTATGAGGTTCGGAGGATGGACCTTGAACTTAAGAGGGATGACATTACAGGGCTTAAGACAGATATGCTTTACTTCTATGGCTTTACAGAAACTAACTTCGGTGTAGTCAATAAGAGAGCTTATGGTGCGGTTGCTCTTACGGGGACATTCGCAACTCCGACAGTAAATCCTACTAAGTAGAATAGTTTCCATTTGAGGGCAAACCCCCTCAAACAATATATTTATTTTTAACATTAACCACATAATCAAATGGAGAGTATCGTTATGTGGACCAATCCTGAATCTGTTCGTGTTAATATTGGATTAACTTCCGATGAGGTTAGCGATGCTGAAATTTTGCCTCATATTTACAAAGCTCAAACTGCAATGCTTGGTGATTTATGCATATATGTTAGAGATGATACTTTGAGTGGTAATATAGATGGAAACAATACTACTTTTGAAACAACATATGGCAATATAACCGATAAAAACTTTGATAATTATACCAATACCTTAGATGTTGAAGTTTACAAATGGGGTAAAGCTAATTCATTGGACTTGAGAGAAACAGTATCGCTTAATTCAATAGATGCAACATATGGATATATTTATTTAACAACTGCTCCAGCAAATACGTTTGAAGCTATTACAGCTACATATTACGCTTATGTTAAGGAAGTTGATGTGAATCAATTAAAGGTTGCGTGTGCGTTACTATCTGGATATTATTATGTTATGGCAGAATATTTATTGATCCCTCCTACCATGTCCCATGGGGCGTATAGGTTTAGGATGCCTGAGAATGTGAAATATTTAAAGCAAGAGTATGATAACGTTGTTGCAAGAATGTTACCAATCCATAGGAAGTCAAAGAGTGATGATATTACGCAAATTAGAGGAGAAGTAATATGAAACCTAAATCATATAAAAAATTAGTAGATAGAATGATAAACAGATGGGGAGAAGATATCATACACTATAAAAAAATAACAACAATAACAGATGTAGATTTATCTGAAGAATATTGGGCTGAACCAGTTCTCATTAAAGGGCAAGTTTCGCAATTGACTGGATGGGTGGATACGTATGAAATGTTTGGGAAGTTGGTAGTTGCTGATTATCTCATCACATTCAAGACAGGAACAGATGTATCTACAGGTGATAAATTGAAAGTAAAAGATGACTTCTGCATTATTACAGAAAAGGTAAGCCGTTCAACAGCAGGGGTTGAAGATTTTATAGAATGTTTAGCGAGGAGAACTGGATAAAAATGAAGATAACTGTTAACCAAAATGATTTGCAGGATTTCATATATTTGTGGAATCGTTTTAAAACAGATAAAGCAACACGAATAACAGAAGATATTGATTATAGAGTTGAATTTGTTGCACAACAATTAATGGATTGGTTAGCAAGTGATAAAAGATTTCCACAATTATTTGTATCATATTTGTTTTTTATAAAAGAACGACCTATGATAATGTCTATGTATGTTGCTGATAATGCATTTTTAAGTGCTTTAGACGAAGGAGTTCATAATAAAATATACAGATGTCCAAAACTAAAGTATGTTGGAGGAACTATGAAACATTATACAAATAAAAATTTAGATGAAGATAGAATATCATTTGATAAAAATGCTAAACGATGGGGATCATCAAAATATTATGATATGATAGGAGAATATTATGGTGATAAAACACAAAAGTATTTGTATGATATTATAAATAGTTATATTGAATCAGCGTTTCAAATGTGGTGATTATATGTCATTAGATGATAATTCAATAAAAGATACAGTAAGAACAGTAATAAGTAATTTCATATATCCAAAACAACTTGGATATGAAAGCAGTATTGCTAATACTGTAACTCTATATGAGTTATTCTATCCATTATCAACGACAATATCAACTGCTAAGTTTTATGTATCAGGAAGTATAGGAACGCCATCACCAATGACAATAGACATCACATCAGGAAATAAGACATCTGTTCTATCTAATTTTACAATTACACCATCTATAGGTTGGAACACCTTAACAGTAAATAAAAATGTAATATCTAGGAAAGAACACTATCTAAAGTTTTATCCTCAAGATACAAACAATTATTATTACTTAGGAGCAAGCACAATTTCAACTCCATATAAGTTGTATAAAGATTCAGAACTTCAAACTAATAACTTATCATTTGAAATATCTATACCAACGTTTGTATATAAATCGTATTCACCAAATACAATTTCAGTTGATATGTTCCCGCTTGTTTCTATAGATATTGATAGCCGAGGCAATATAGAACACCCATATATAAAAGCAACAACTGTAAGACACAGGGTTGTCTTAAGTGCAACTGTATATAGTAAATATTCAGATGAGTTAGATAGGATTTGTTATTATATTGAAAAGGCACTTTATAAGAAGAAGATTGGATATATTGATAATGTATTTGTGGTATCTGCTGGAAATATATCATCAATTACTCAATTTAGGGATAACATATTACAAAAATCTAAATCATTTACATTTGATATGTTTATTTCAGAAACAATTGATTGAAAATCTATATATATTACACTTAACTAATGAATAGTGATAGGTGATTATTTATGTCAAGTGATTATATCACAAGAGATGTTAAGTTTGGTTCAAGTGTCAATACAGCAACGATGATACCTATAGCGGAATTAAATAAATCATTCAATTATCTTAGAGATATGGAAGTTACTGTTAAAGAGGTTACTGATTCTGCGTTTTTAATTGCAGGTTCGAGGGATCAACGAAGGATTGCAATTCTTCAAGAAGAACCAGATGTTAAATTATCTGCTGATTTAATGAGCTTCTATCCGTTATATTATGCTCTTGGTTCTATTTCTGCATCTGCTACTCCGCCTCATACATTTGAAGTTAATTCAACAATTCCTTGGATTACTATAGCAAGAACATTAAATCCTATTGAAGCTGGAGAAAGTGGATTGCTTTGTGTATATGGTGCTAAAGTTGATAATTGTGAAATTACGTTAGAGAATGGGGCAGTTGGTAAAGTTGATATAGATTTAGTTGGAACTGGTGCAACCTTAACAACTGGAACTGTTGATAGCACTCCAGATCATTCTAAACATGCCATATACTTCTATGATATGGATATAATTGTTGATGGGAATACTCTACCAGAAGTTAATGTATTTTCTGTAGCTGTCAATAACAATCTTGATAGGAGATTATCGGTATCAACCGCATCTGGTTATAGGGCATATTCAGTTCGTGAGGGTGGACTTGAGATTACAGGTAAGATTGGTGTTGGTGCTAAAGCATTAGGAATGTTAGAAGATGTTCTTAATCGTTCTACTGAGCACACAATTCAAGCAGTCCTTAACAAGACTCATGGTGGAACTGCAACTGGAACTATTACAATGCCATGTGTATTCTTCTCGGAATATCCAGAAAAGCTTAGTGGTATAGAACCTTACGAGATTGAATTAGCATATGAAGCTATGCCTCCGACAACTGGAACTGCTTTGACTATAACGACAAGCACATTATTATTATGATGTGATATATATGGAGAATAAAATAACAATAGAACAATTACTACTGAACGAAGCAACTGATATTGATATACCATCTGTTGGTTCTTTTAAAGTAAGAGAACCAACAAGAGGAGATAACTTGAAGTCTAAAATAGACGCAAGTAAAGCACCTAATTGGAGTTCATTGACACAAGAGGAAAAGAATGAAGAAATAGTTATGCATCTTATTCCAATCATTCTTGTAGAACCAAAGATGACATATGAACAGCTTAATCAGTTTCCCCAATCAAAACTTACTGCTATAGTTGAAGTTATCTCTGGTTTCATATATAAGAAGGTTCAACAGCTTTCAGATGATAGGGAGAAACTAATGGCTGATTTTTTTCAAGTGAAGACGGGAAAGAATCCTTAACATTTTTTAGGATTCTTCAATCCAATAACTTAGATTGGGATAAATCTGTTGACATCTATATGAATATGACCGATACTAGGTTAGTTTGGCTAAATGAGATGTCAAGACGTGAGATGCGAGCAGAGGAACGTAAAGCAAACAAATTAAATAGTGGAGGTCATAGAGTTCCATATAGAGCTATTAAGAGGTAATCCTAAATGCCATCTAATAAGAACATTGCTATTAAAATTAGTGTAGATTTAGATGATAGTATAAAATTATTAGGAGATTTAACAACTGCTCTTTCTACAACAACTTCAGAAGTTACTAAATTAACAGGAAAATTAACAGAATATTCTGAAAAGTTTAATGCTCGATTAGGTGTTATAGGTAGAGCAGTAAGCAAAATGGATTCCTCAATAAAAACTGGAAATATTGATAAAGCATCTGAAAGTTTAAAATCGTTTGCTGAGAATTCCAAAGCAGTTGGAGTATCTAAAACAACTAATAACTATGGAAAAGAAACATCTAGTTTAAAGACTAGAAATGATGCAATGCTAGATGGTGTATATACGTTAGATAAGTTTAAGAAGAAAATAGATTCTTTAGGTGATGCTGAGTTATCTGGTGCACTTAATAAATTATATGGGGAAGAGGGAAAGAAAGCACTATCTAAGAATTGGGTAGAGCTTGAAAAATCATATAATAAGGTAGTTTCATCTAGTAAATCCAATACAATGGTCGAAGGACTTAAACCAGAATTAGATGAACTATTAGAGAAGTCAAAATCATTCAGCAAGAAATTTGTCGGGTCAACAAAAGATATTACATCGGTATCAAAGGGATTTATTGTTTATAGAAATATGAATAAAGATATATCTTCTACTGTTCTTAAGTTTGAAGACTTGGAAAAAGAAATAAACTCTATGGGGCTTTCCTCATCCAACATCTTTGATTCGCTTGGAGGAGTATCAAGTAAAAATATTGATATAGTAAATAAAAATTTATACAAACTTAGAACTTCATTTGATAGTGCAGGTATTCCATTTGATGAAGCAAAACAGATGATTCCAAATTTTGAAGAAATCGTTTCAAGTGATAAAGCAGGATTAAATACTGTTCTTAAGAATATGAAACGGTTACAAAAGTATTCTGGTATAATGAAGATGGATGCAAGAGATATAATGTCAGTTATACCGAATTTTGATTTATCTCAAATGCAAGGATTTGGCAAGAATGATATTTTATATGGTGTAAAACAATTAGCAACATTTGATCCTGTTCGTGGTATTCCAATTCTTGTTAGGCATCTTGAAAATCTTGGAATAACATATGAGGAAATGCCTAGAAAATTAGAAGGATTCTTACGTGGTGCTGAAGGATTAACAAGGAAACTTCCCGAAGAAGCACAAGCATTTTCACAATTTAATGGAGAGTTAGGAACAACTGGTATGGTTCTTCAACAATTAGGTAAAAATATGCTTTGGGTTGGATTAGGTTCAATGTTCACATTAATGTCATTGGATAGAGTATTTACTCAACAATTTAAATTAAAACAACAAGCATTATCATTATTAAAGACAAATATAGCATTAAAAGATTCGGAAGATGACCTTAAGAAAATAATTGAAGAATACGGTGCTGGTTCAGAAGAAGCAACAAAAGCAGTTAGAAATCTAAATATTGCTAAATTAGAAGCTAAGTTAGCGTCAGAACAAATGGCTAATACACAAAGACAAGAAGCATTTGCATTAGCAATGAGTGTCACATCAGCATTTGGGCAATTTGTTAATATGGGTGCAATGATGATGCAAACCCTTGGTCCACTATTGACAACTGAAAATGCATTAATTGGAACAGAAGCTACAAGAAATGCGATTCAACAAAGTTCAAATGCTACAACTGCATCATCGATTGCAATTCAAAATATTAAATTAGATAAAGATAAAATGGAACTTGCATTAGGTAATCAAATAATAAATATTACAAGATCGGAAACAGGTGCTCTTATTATCAATACATCAGCACAAGGGGCGAATGCAGGTGCTACTGGGCTTCGTGCATTGTTTACAGATTTGTTAACAGGAAAATTGAAAGCACAAGTTATTTGGACGGCACTTGCAACGGTTGGAACTCAAATGCTTACTGGTGCTTTGGTTATGTTGCCTGTAATGCTTGGAACATTAGCTATTACTATGGCTATGACACAAAAACAAACAGAATCTTTAACAGCAGAAACTAAAGAATTAGAAAAGAGCATTAATGGAACTATACAAGGTTCTGGTGTTGTAGATTTAACTGCCGCATTTGTTCAATATAATAGGACAATTAGAGATACTTCTTCATTAACGGCAACGTTATCATCAAAAACAGAAAGATTAACACATCACATAGATAGTCCATCTGCTCAAGCATTATTAAGTTCTAAGATTTCGTTAGCACCATTGGTAACTTCTAATGCACCAAATACAAGAATAACAATTGGTGATGTAATAGTATCGTCTAATGCAACTGATAATATTGCAGTCGCTAAAGAAGTTAAGAAAGAAATATACAATTCATTAAAATCTATTGGGGTTACAGTTATATGACAGTTACACAATGGTTTGGTAATTTCGTATTGGTTCACGATGATAATAGATATACGTTAACACCTCACAATGCAGTTGTTGAACTTGGATTAAATGATGCCCCATTTAACGCCAATATTAAATGGTTTAATAATAATACATTTGGAAATACTATTGTTCCAGATAAATTGTTATGTGGAGATACAGTTGAGGTTTATATTGGAACAACAAATGTAATTGAAGGCATGTCATTAATTTTTAAAGGGGAAGTTACTAAGACTGGTGAACTATTTGAAGGAGGATTTAATGAAAAATCAGAGAGATATATAGATGCGGCTGGATATGGTAGAGTTTTAAATAATGTTTTCAGAGGAAAAAAGACAACTGCGGATTACATTTATAACATTGCAACATCGTTATGCGTTGAGTTAAAAAATAATGGGTATATAAAAGATTATGATATACCTTCTTCACTATCAAATGTTACAATATCAGCAATAGATAAGAATACTTCATATTGGGATATATTCAATAGTATGTGCAGTAATGCTAATTGGGATTTTTATGTAGATAATGGAAATACTATACATATCTTTCCAAAGGGAGATTCTACATATAGCACTAATATTACTCCTGATTTTGATGCTGAATATTATTGGGATACCGAGAATATGATAAACTCAATAACTGTATTGGGTGCATCTTCATCTACACTTGGAAGTGATGATGAATATACAGAATCAATAGATAATTGGACTGGTAATAATGTTGAATTAAGTGATAATTTATATGTTGCTGGATTTTATGCTGTAAAATCAACAACGACAGATACAATATCTCCAGCATTAACAATTACATTTGGAACACCTGTTAATTTGATATTAGGTGGAGCAGTTCATATAAAAACATATTACTATTGCAAACCGTTAAATGTTGATAGTAGCTTAGATTTAAATATGGATATAGATTCAATGACACAAATGTTTCCAACTAGAGCAACGTCATTAGAAGTAAAAATGATTACAAATGTAAGCAACTTCTTTTTATCTACAATAGAGATTTCAGGAGGAAAAATATACGGAGATTGGGGATATGCTAATGGATGGAATGAGTTAAATATTGGATTTAATGAGCAAGATTCTAATGGATGGGAAGAGGTTGGATTACCAGATTGGAGCAATATATCAAAAGTTGGATTTAAAATTATTGGACCATTAACAGATACGGAGAATAGATTTATTATTGATGATATGTATTTCTCAAATATGGCAATATCATATTCAACAATGGATGCTACATCTGTAGCAAATTATGGATTATATTCAGTTGCTCCTCCGCAAGATTCAAATAATGAAGATACATTGGTGTGTAAAGAATATGCTGAAAGACTTATAGAAACATATAACGAACCAAGATTAATTGCAACTGGAGTTAATATTGATCCTGAAAAATTAATTCCTTTGCCATTAGGGTATAGAGCAACTATAACGTTATATGATAACAAACTTCCAGCAGAGATCAGAAAAATAACGTATCGCATGGATGGTAAGAAGATTAAAGGAGAATTAGAGTTAGGTTCGTGCTATGTTCCTTCATTTGAAAGAGTATTCAAAATAATGAAAAATCTTATGGATAAAGTATCTTACGATGTAGAAGCGTTCAAGAGAGTATTTGATACTAATGTAACTGGTATTATTGATACTGGTAGCGACCCTATAATGTTTGAACGGATATCTCAACGGTTTAACTTGGACTTTGAAGCAAATTTGAATAAGACCAATTTGTTTACTTCATCGGAAAGTGGGTGGAGTATGCCATATAAGGATATATCCATGTGGAATACTATAGGTAGTAATTATTGCACAAACACTATATCTAATAAGTTAACAGGAGTAGCTAATGTGTTTGGAGTTATGCAATATGATTCAAACAATTGGGAAGTTAATACATTTTCTATATTAAAAACATCTGCTCGCTTAAACAAAATAACATCTGATGCTATTATAGAATCATCTGGTTCTTCAGTTGGGTTTGCTGGATTTGGAATTGGGCAATTCAATATTAATAATGCAAGTCCATTCATCGGTTTCATAATGGATACTGTTTCTCCGTCTTCTGATACAAAATTCAAAGTATCTGGTGTGTATAATTCGTATGATGATACTATAGCTGAAACTATTGAACTCGGATCATTTGATTATGGAAGTTGGAACTCGTATAAAATGTATTTCTATATGGAAACAATTAATTCTGCTGTAAGAGCTAGAACAGTATTTCAAGTAAACAATAGCTATATTGGAGAAATATCAGATAAAGATACCATATCTCAAACATTCGTTCCAATGTTTACAGCGTGGGGTGCATGTAGTTTCTCTCCATCTGTTGGTGGAACTTTATTTATAGACTTCAAAGGTGGAGTAATAGCATCTCAATGGGGTTAATGATATGCCACGAAAATTCTCATCCCCATTTTTTCGAAGGGTATATGAAACTATTAAGCACATTAGAAAATATGTTTATGACCCTATTTGCATATACGATGAATTAATTGTATTATTTAAAGATAACATAAGTGAAACCGTAACTATTGTTTCATCATTAATATTTTATTTAAAAAATACTTTGAAAACAACACTTTACATATCAGAAGCAGTATCATATTTTTTAAAATATTTAGAGCAAGATGTTGTAAAAATATATGATTATGTGCATGGCAAGTTGATATATTTCGTATATGAAACGATATCAATATCAACAAGGGTTATCAGAAAGTTATTAAAAAAAGTTAATATTACCTTTTATGTTTCAGAATATGTATTGACTAATTTAAAATCAACCCTATCAGATTTTGTAAACATCTATGAGCAATTAGTTGGTAAACTTACATTTTATGTTTATGAAACTATAACTATTAATGTTAAAAATATTATAAAACTATTAAGAAGAATAAATAATACTTTACTAGTATCAGAATATGTATTGACTAATTTAAAATCTAGTAATTTAGATTTTATAAAAATAACAGATGATATAATTGGTAATTTAAAGCTATTTACGTATGAATCAATACAAATACTTAATCAAATCAAGTTATTACTTTTAGTTAAGAAAAAGAATACTGCATTGATATCAGAAAGCATATCGGAATATTATAAATATGATGCTTTAGAGTTTACAAACATAACAGATTATTTAGTTGGGAAATTGAAATTATTAGAATACGAATCTATACAAATATACAATCAAATCAAATTATTATTTTCTACTAAAAGAGCAAACACTTTATTAATATCAGAATATGCACTAAAATATTCTAAATATAATAGTTTGGACTTTGCAAAAATAAAAGACTATCTATCTGGTAAATTAAAAGTATTTAGATATGAATCAATAAAAATATACAAACAAATTAAACTATTATTTTCAATTAAGAAAAAAAATACTATATTAATATCAGAAAGTGTAAGTAAATATTATGAAGGAACTCCAAAGTATGGTCAATTTGCATTTGATGAAGTTCCATTCGATACGTTCAAAAAGAATTTATAGTTGATAACATAAATCTATAAACGGAGATATTAAATATGAATATTTCTAGAATATTTGGTATTAAGGATAAACCAAAAGATAAGAGCAATGTTTCTATAGGTGAAGAAGTCATTATTAAATTAATAAAGGATGGTAAGGTTGTAGAGGAAAAGTTAGGAACTGGTCATACGTGGCAAAGTGATGGTTGTAAGGAAATAGCTAAATGGCTAACTGGAACATCATCTCAATCTCCTAGGAGTTTAGCTTGCAATGGAACGGGTGGAGGGGTTGGCACTTTAGTTACAGCAACTAGAACAACTAGTAATACTATTGCTATATGGGATGGAACATTTGGAACTGAATATAATATATCGAACATAACTCAAATACAAATAAAAGATAATGGAACTGTATATGCCTATAAAACATGTGATGCTTTCAATAAGCCAACAAATATGGCTATGGTAATATCTTATAGATCAACTATTAGTGGTGTTTAACAATGGTAGAAATTGGTGGAGTTGCTACATTATTTTTGAACGGGATACCGAAAGATACAATCCACAATACATGGACCGAATCTGGATTATGGGATTTTGCCGCTTTATTAACAAATACATCAAATGAAAGTTATTTGAGAGGGGCAATGGCAGATGCAGAATATTTAGATAGTAATAGAACAATAATAGTTACAAATAATAGTATATTTACAGTTTATGGAGAAAAATTATACTCAAACGGAGCAACTATATCTAATCTTTATTTAGAATTCCCAATTAAATCATCTATAGGTGTTTCTCCACCAATAACAATACCAACTGGATTTACTTTTGGGGTGGAATGGGCAAATACTCTTTCTGCTGTTGGATTTAGTGCAACTGCTTTAAGTTTGTTAGTTAATGGAATTTCTGCTGTATCAAAACCAGTAATTAATCCAAATAGTATTTGCATAACATATGCATCTGGAACTGCATATACAACTATATCAGAAATGATATTAGAAGGAGGAAATTATGATACAATTGCTGTATTTAAAGGGTCGTTCTTAACTGGTTCATATTCAAACATAGCAACAATATCATTGTATAGGGATAGCACTTTATACGTATCTAATGTTGTAAGTCCATTTAGCAAAGATGCTGAAACAGAGTTATATATTGAGGTCAGGAACACCTTTAGTGCGGTGTAAGATATGCCAATAAAGCATACACTAACCGCTTCGAGTGGGTCTACATTAACATCTGCTCATTGGAATGCTGATCATACAATAACAACTACAGATTTAATATCAAACTTAAATGCTGATATGATAGATGGATATCATGCTGTTGATTTGTTAGGGATGTTTAATCCATTTTCAACTAATACTGTTCCAGTTGTTGTATCTGAAACAACAGACACTCCTAAACGGACTTTGTATATGTGGAAAGATACATTAGTGTTAGGTTCTCCGAGTTCTCTTATTGTGGAGAATGAAGGAGGTATAGCATCTGGTAATTTCTATATATATTCTTATTTAGATGGTTCATCTATTGGAGCATCAACATTTACTACTGCATCATCAATAAAAACAGTTGCTTATAATATAACATCATTAACCAATTTAACAATGCATACAATAAGATTGGATATGAAAGTAAGTTCTGGTTCAGGGACAAATAGAGTATCTTCAATATTTTTGAAGTGATAACGATGGGCATAAAACATAGCTTTAATACGGCAATAGATAATCAAAGCACTATAAAATCATCTGATTGGAACGAAAATCATATAATTTCAGATACAAATTTAATACCTAACTTAAATGCTGATTTATTTGATGGAAATCATGCATCCGCATTAACAATTCCGAAACCATCTATGCTTTACCAATGCTTTGGCAATTGGTATTCTGATTATAGCTCTGCAACTGCAATAAATACGATATCACTTATTCAACATCCACAAGAACTTACACAAAAAAATAATACCTTAGTAATATTAGCACAAGGATTTACAGGAGATGGAGAAATCCATATAAGAACTGATATAAATGGAACTCCAAAGAATACAATGATAATTCCTTGGTCATCTGGAACATTTAGCAGAGGCACAATAGATATTTCATATTTACCGTATGCTACATACAATACGATTGTATTTTATTCATGGGTTCCATCTTTAGATATGGGAGGAAATGCTATTGTTGGATTTATTGTGATGTCTAAATAATAGAATATTTATTTCTATCTGATTCGAATATTGGTTTGGAAGGTTTTACTATATTCCAATATATGTTAACAGTTTCTTCTTCATTTTTGTGCATTGATAGCATTAAAGAATCTACCCTGTCGTCGTGTTCGTGAGTATTCCAGTCATATCTCCTAAGTTGGTCCTTTAGCTTCATCATTGTTTCATCTATCTTAATTCTATCTTGATGGAACATTGCTTTTAATTTCACTTGCATTTTAACTTTATCATTTCTAAATATAACTGGAATAATATTAAGACCAAGATTAAGCAATCTTTGGTTATCTCCTATATCTTCAGAATCAGCATATAATATATCAATCTTGTATTCTTTATATATTTCAGCTATTCTATCAACCAATGATTGATATTCTTCCCTTCTCCAACCTTCTGATAATATTACATGATATGTTCCATTGATATATTGAGTTAATGTTAATACTGTTTCGGCTTTCCACCCATAGTCTAATCCACCATATACAGGATATTCTGGATTATATGCAGTATGAACATCCATTGATGCTCTCTTGATATGCTCAAACGGTATCATAGATGTTCTTGCAAAATATGGTTTTCCTAACCAGAATACATTAAACATCTCTTCAGGGAGATTCTTCTTTGCTTCTTCCATCTGCTGGGGTGTAACGGTTGGGCAATCCATATTAGTCCAATGGAATCTCTTCCAAGGTTCTCCTTCAGGATATCGTTGTGTATCTTCCCACATTTGGATATATAGGTCTGATTTCTTCTTAGCATCTGGAGGAACGAAAGGGGTTCCCAATAATAGGATACGGTCTAATGAATCGTTTTTAACAACAATTCTGGTTGCATCAAGAATAGCAAAATCTCCCGCTAATGTTGGTTCATCAATAATTACAACGTCTTTGTGTAACCCTTGAATTTGTTTGTGAGAATTAGGGACTGGTTTTATCTCACTAATACCATTTAAAACTCTAAAAGATACTCCAGTAGTCATTATTTCTCCTTCAACAAGTTTCTTAAGTAATGGATTATCTATTACTGCTGATCTGATGTAATTATATAGATTTTTAGCTTGTTCTTCGGAACCAGATATGATTACTATTGATACTGGTCGGTTGAGATGAAATGCTAACGGAACTGCTAACCATAGTGCATGGCAAGCGACTAACTTAGTCTTTCCCGAACCAGCCGATGCCATTATCATTACTCGTCTATTCTTTAAATCTGCCATTTGACCTAAGACATTAACTTGATATGGATATGGGTCAAGTCCATAGATATCTTTAAAGAACTTAGCTGGATTTTTATACCATAGAAGTAGCGTTATTTTGTCTGTAGCAGATTGAAGTTGTTCCGACATATTAAACCCCTTTTGCTAAATGAATCAAATAATGCTCCATGCATAATGGATACTCTATACCCTCATCACCAGTAACCATCATACCATCACGCCCAAATAACGATATTGTTGCGCCACAACATATACATCTAACCCACCATAAGCATCCAGTAACATTCACTAAAAAACACCCTTCTTATCATTGATATATTTGGTAAGCCGAGTAGTAAAAACTTCTAAATATTCAGATGGAAAGTCCTCTACCATCTTCACTAAGTCATCTGAGAAGTCTTCTATCTTCTCTTGTTTTGGCATTAACCTATCCTTATACTTTAGAAGCTGTTCTATAGTCATTCTCGCTTGGTTCATCCAATTCATTATAAGTGTTGCAGTTTCAGGTTCAAGAATATCGTTCTTAGATAATTTAGATATCTGGTCCTCTATGATTTTAAGATGGTCACGTATCTTCTTAGCTATGTGAACATCATCTTCTAAGCACTTAGCTAAGACAACATTCATCTCTTCGTCATCTTTCCTCTTCTTGTCTAAGATCGGCTTTACATGCTTTTTAAAATGGCGTGCCATACCTTGATAAGACATAGTTTCTTTTTTATCTGTTCTAGCATATTGCCATATTTGTTTTGCAGATTTACCTTCCTGTAAAAACATTTTCTCATATTCGGCTTTATATGGTGAAGTGCAAATCTTACAAGGGAATCCCATATTAATCATCTATGGATTATAATGGTTTCCGTATTAATAAATATTATATCAAATGTAACAGTAAAAGAAAGCCAAAAGGGAGATTTGAACTCCCGACCTATGATTTACAGGACCATTGCTCTACCGAACTGAGCTATTTTGGCATTGGTGTGCATGGCAGGATTCGAACCTGCGAAGAACTACCTCAATGGGTCTTAAGCCCATCTCATTTGACCACTTTGATACATGCACAAATAACACTTGAAGTGTCTTTAATATTAACTTGATGGTAGCTCTATGATTGTAAGCTTTGCCCCATCCTTTAAGATTTCTATCTCATCAAAAAATTTACTATAGACTATTTTTCCATTCTCCTTAACTATGACATCAAACATATAGGTCAACTCCAGCTATGGATATTATTCTTATCTATATAAGGGTATCGGAAAATGGATAACAACCTATACGTAAGATATTTGATATAACAGTAGATATCAGTTTATATATTATAAAGGGATAATAATAGGATAACACTTTATACAGTAGATATACTATTATACCATTTTCTCATCATCAAGCCATAGACTTGAATTTTATAATGATGATTAGATTGTGATGGGTATGGGTTGTGATTGTGATTGTGATGCATTGATGATTGTATAATTGTGTTTTTTCATGATCATCATATATGCTTCTACTAGTTGGTGCGAGTGTGATGTTTTTAGTTGTTGTTTTGTGATGTGATGCTCTGCCATGACTGTGACCAGATGGGCATATACACTGTTCTTCATTGCCCCATGATACTTTTCGTTTACTTGTGATTGACAATTCCATTGTGATGCTTTGTAATAATCACAGAATCCTCCATAACTCGTATCGAGATAGTGAAACTCACAGTCACCGATCACAGCCCTTATGTCGTATTTTTTTATCATCGTTGTGACTTGTGATGTTATGGATGTCTGTGTTGGATATCCATTGTAGATTCTCACATACTTATGCCATTGGTGTGATTCATCACAATAATACATCGTTAATAATTTCCATCCACACGCCCTTGTGTGTTTTGTGATTCTGTGAGCTGTGATATCGGACAAGTCAATCCATAAGGTATATCTATCATCGTCATAATCCCATATGGGGAGTGTGACATTCTGGTATTGCTGTGATTCTTGTGATCGTATACGAAGGTATAGCTGTCTTTCGGTGTATAGGTTATTTTTCTTCATATATCGCCATGCTGTTGTGATGCTCACACCAGATTGTGATGCCATCTCACGCAGTGTGATAGAGTCGGTAGCTCCTCGTATTACGTGTGTACTATTATTTTTTGTCATACTAATACTATATATTGTGATTAGAATATATACGCTATCATCACATTATCATTGTTTTTGTGTGATTGTTGTGATAACTTGATGATAAATAATGTGATATGAAAATCACTTATAAGAAATTTTCATCATAAACTATATATATACTAATGGTCACAGGGATGAATAGGAGAACCACCATGTCGAAAAAAGAAACAATTCAACAAGAGAGAAATGAAGAAAATACCAGTATTTTTTCTGGGGAACATAATAAAATATGGGCGGAAAATGTGATTAGAGATCACGCCGAAGAAATAGCCGCCGCAATAGTCGAAACCCCTCCAGACATGAAAAGGGAGATATGGATGCGTAACGGAAAAATGACAATCGGTGAACCGATAGCACTCTCGTCATGGACTGCATCACCATACATCATGGGTCATGTTGTGGGCATGAGTCCATATGCCACAGAAGGGTATACGAGATGCCAAAAATGTGGACATGACGTGTGGGAAAGTGAAAAAAACCAGCATACATGCGGAGATGCAAAGCAAGCAATAGCGACATGGAATAGCCTAATAGATTGCATAGAGAATTGTATCATTGATGCACCCTTAGAATGGGTTATAGTGTATGGGAGGGATTAGAACATGGAAATTGATAAAGCAAAAGTAGATGCCGCAATCCAAAGTTTTCGTGAGGTCAATGCTCAACTACAAGCTTTAGAGTTAGCTCGATTAAAAAATAATAGATTGGTTTGTTCACTCAATACGAATGAGTTTCTGGAATACGCATATAAAACTTCAGGAGGAGAATAACCATGGCTAAGATAAAATCCATCTGTATTGAGTGCACTAGCTGTTCAGATTTTATCTATATAGAAGGGCAATACGTGAAGAGTGTTTTTGTGCCTTCAAAATCTATCCCATTGTGTGAGTGTGGCAACGACACGTTCGAACAAAAAAAGAGTAATGGAGATGTTGCAAACACATTCTATGCTACAAACCCATTACAAACTATATGTCGTGATTGAATGGGTCTTTTATCCCATATCCTTTTTATATGGATAATTTATGTTATACCATATAGGAGAAATTCATTATCTGGAGGAATAATTTACTCTGGAGGAATAATTTACTATATATTATATATCCTATATGTTGCTTACTTCTCTTACTTAAAGGCGCAATCATTAGGTCGATATTATTAAATCGTATATATTTCAGTCCGTAATATTGGTTTATATAATCCATACATCCGTTACTGTTACTTAAGTGAGATTAAAATGGCTACAAGTGAGATATATATCAAAGCAACTAAAGTGGTTGATAAGTTTCAGCGAATGTATGAAATTACAGAAATAAATGCACCAGATATCGGGAAAGCACATCCTAAATCAAATCTATATAGTTCAGATAACAATACATGTTTAATTGTTCGAAATAACGAAGCAGGGTTAATAAAAGTATGTGTTAATGTTGGAGATGTTATTCCTCCAGAACAATTCAATACTATTAAAGAAGAAATAAAAAAAGCTATTGAGCATGATAAAAAAATAATTGAGCTTGAACATTTAGACTCATGGTTTGGAGAATCAGTAATTTGTTTTGGAGGTATTTTAAATGAGTGAGATAAAAATTGAAGACGTGATAAATGCGGTATTAAGATTTGGTGATGACTCTAGTTTACCAGAATTTAAGAAGGTTTTTGGTAACTTAATGGGAGAGCACTTATACGGGAAATATGTTCACAACTATAATACAAATATTGTTTATCTCTGGGCATCATTAGATTTAAACAACAGGCGGCTAATGTGCTCTGCAATCAATAACTATATTGCAACAAAAAAATTTAATGAGCATTTTTGGTGATCATCTATGGTAATTTTTACTAAGCGTCACTTTAATGCCTTCGCAAAAATTGTTAAAGAAATTAATCATCGAGAAACTAAATTAAAGGTCAATCAAACCTTAGTTGCAATGTTTAAAGCGGATAATCCACGCTTCGATATAAAAAAATGGAATAACGCAATAGGAGAGTAATAAAATGCAAACTATTAAGAACATAATGAAGTTTATCGAAAGTGAGATTGACGGAAATTATAGATTAAAGGCAAAAGTATTTTCCATTAGTGCGAGTCCAAATAAAAATATAATTATCGTTAGGTCAAGACGGCTTAATGGGTATGAAATTTTTTTACTGAGTCGCTATTCGGTATTTTGGGATTGCAAGGAGTTTATTGCTGATATAGTAGACTTTAGAATAAAGCCGTATTATCATTAGATTAATATTAACTTTATGAAACTGTGTAGTGACGTGTTTAATATTAACTTGATGGTGACCACCATGCTGTATTGCGTTTGGATTCACACATGCAGTTATCACAAAAATCATATTTGCACTTCTAAATTTAAGTGCGCTTATAAGATTAAAGGCAAACAAAAAGCATTAAAAAAATACGTTAAGGAATTGAATAAAGCAAAACGGGGAAAAAATGTATGTTTTGTTAGAAATTTTTATGGTAATAAAAATAATGTAAGAATTAAAAAAGAGGTAAACAAAAAATGGTGATCTAAATGGTAACACTTGAACAACTAAAAGAAACAATACCGCATGGATCAGGGATTGATTGCGATTGGGCATTTGAAGAGAAAGGTAATTTCATATATGCGTATAACTCATATCATTGCATGAATGAATTTGGTTATTATGATGGGTATTGTAATTTTGAGTTAAAAATACCTAAGAATAGTCCAATAGATTTTAAGTTAAGATTCGTTAATAACGATGGCTATTCGTGGTATAGAATCAAAAAATATATGCTTAGAGATTATCTGGATGGTTTATTTGCAGATTATTTTAATGAAATTGGTGACAAAAATGAATGAATTAGTTAATGAGTTAGATAAAATAATAAAATTGGTCGATAAAATTAATAATGATTTTAAAGAATTGAAGTCACTATTTGGTGATTAAAATGGTGGGAAATATAATGCGAACAATAGAAGTTAACGATAAACCAGTAAAATTACAAGTTGTTGGAAAATCTATTGATAAGAAATTAACAATTAAAATAGGAGAAAATGGATGGGTTTCAGTTAGGTTTATTAATACATCTGGATTGATAAACGATACAACCGTTTATTTATCATTAACGCATGTTATGTTTTTTAAAGATGGAAAACTAATTAAGAGTAAGGAAATATCAGTATTGGAGGATTAAATAATGAGTGATCAATTAATACACCTGTTAGTTGAATCGGAATCTGCAATTGCAACATTAAAAGCGGAGTCAATTCCAATAAAAGCAAAAATCGATCCTTTTAAATATAATAAGACTGAGAGAAAAATAATATCTCTGTTGGTGGAAAATACAGGATGTCACATACTTGATAGTGGGGGCGCATATGGGAGGCATTTCGAGAGAAACAGAGGTATTGAGAATTGGAATAAAACACCAATAATTAATGCATCTGTAAGTGATATGAATGGAATCCATATCGAAGCCATTTTAAATATTTATCATTATTTAAAGGACTATCTTGAATATGATTCGAATCTCGATAAAGAGTATAAACAATTTGAGAAAAAGCTTAATGATTCTGGAGAGGATTTAAGCAATCTCCAAATAATGGAGAAATTTATTAAAGATAAACATTATGAAAATGAGTATGTTGGATCAGCACCGTTTAACACATGCAATCAAGACACCATATTGTCACAGGATATTCAGGGAATAATGGGAGAGAAGAACGGCAGAGATTTTGTATTATTGCAAATACATAACGGATGTGACATTAGAGGTGGATATACGAATCCAGTACCATTTTATTGTGATCCAGATGGTTTGTTATGCAAAATTACTGATTTAACAATAAGTTGCAAATGTGGAATGTTCGATAGTGATGATTGTGGATATCATTGGTATGAGGGATGGATAAACGAAGATAAAAAACAAACGACTCTTGATGGAAACAATCCAAAACTATTGCATTGCAAAAGAGATAATCCGTTTCCTAGGGAATGGGTTATAGAAGATGATAAATTTATTTGTAAGGTTTGTGGTGAACAGATAACAATGTTTGGAGAAACAATAAAGGTGGATCGTTACATATGAGAGATTATAAAAATGAAAATGCTATTGCATTAAACATAATGAAAGCGGAGATGCAAATATGTTTAGATAATATTAACTATATCAAAAATGATACTGTTGCAATACAAAAGTTTAATAAAATAATAAAAATTATGGATTATTTTATATTGGAGTTTAAAGTATGGTTTATGGATGCATTTGGAACAGAGATTGAATATGCACCCGATTTTATTAAGAAACGAGATGATTATATTTTGTTTATGGATTGTTCTAAGTTATTGGAAAAATGTAAAAAGCAATTATGGATATAGGTGACAAAAAGTGAAATATTTACAAGTTGGATATAAAAATGCACTTGATGATAGATTAATATTAGTTAATGTTAATACCATAATCTCTTAGTGGGAGTAATTACTATTGTTGTCTTATAAAGTGATATCACAATAGGTTTAAATAATCATCACAACAAATGGATGGATGGTAAAAATTATGTCCCAATTTAAGATTGTGCCTCAAAATACAACTAGACAAACAACATTAAAAGTTTTTTATGAATCTTCGGATGAGCATCTGATTAATAGATTTTCACGTATTTATTTGAAATATAAAAGAGAAGTTACTACATATGAGTTTGTTTATTATAATTATAAAGGTCAATTAAACACATATATTACAGGTGATAATGAGTTTGCAAGATTTTTAGATACTGTTGGATTTGTTTATAAGAAAAACGAATCTAAGGACGTTACATATTCGATATTTGACATAGAGGGGGTTATATGTTCTACTTACAATACATGTATTTCAGATAATAATAAACAATATTTGAAATTAATAATTGAATCAAACAATATTGAAAATCATAAAACAAATGCATTAAAGGTAATAAATAATCTTAAACGCAATGGGTTTTTAGTTGATTATGAATGTAAGGATGTAGTAACATCTACAATTGCATGTAGAAATGGTGATTAAAATGGGAAACTCAAATGATAGACTTGATAATGAGATAGAATCTTTTTATCATCATATAACTCCTTATGGGATATTTGATATCTCCAAGGCAGTTGAAACGGCTATTGCATGTGGGTATGATGGTAAATGGGTGGCTGAACAGGTTGAACAGTTTAGTGAAGATAATGATACCAATATGAAGGATATTGATGTTGTCTATGTCGTATATGATGCATTGTTCCAAGAAGTAAAAAGTGATATAGAGAAGTTAACAAATATTGACATTTGTAATGACTTAGATGAGGAAATATCTATTTATGGGGATTATATGTGCACAACATTTAATTACACTGATGGTGCGTTTAATGAAATTAAAGAAGTATTGAATAAAATAAACAAAGATGATTTTACAGATGTAATGAATTGGTTCGCTAATGAAATAGACTACAAAAAGAGTGATTGAAATGATTAACCAAACTAATCCCATTTCTTATTTTATTTGCCCTAGTTGTGGAAAATTGACTACAAGTATTGACATAGATTATGATCTAACTCATGGTGATTTTTATGCTGAGATGTGCGATTGCGGTTATATGACATATATTTGGGATAATCATTATAATGGGTTTGAACCAATTTTTGAACGAGAATTTACTAATTATGTGAAGATATCATTTCACGTTTATATGAAGTTAATGCAAATTGCTAATGATGTTAAACGATTAGAAGCATATAGATCATATGAAGTAGAAAAAGTAAAATAGAAAATAGAGAGGTAACATCACGATGAGAGAAGACCCAATCGAAACAATTGAGTATAAAGGTTATACGATTAATATTTATTCAGATTTAAGTGATCGTTCTCCGAGAGAATGGGATAATTTTTCAGAAATAGCTATTCCTAAAGCTTCAAAGTGGGCAATAGGAGATGTTGAATTAAGTTGTGAAGTTTGTAGAAAAGGAAAAGATTATGTTGAAAAAATGCTCATTGAGAATTATGGTGCGTTGTTGATAAAACCGCTTTATATATTTGAACATACAGGAGTATGTATTAGAACAACTCCGTTTAATGACCTTTGGGATTCAGGATTCTTAGGATTTGTTTACACAACGAATAAACGATTGGCTAATATGATGGGCATAAATGAAAAAATAACTAAATCTGTTCTCGATAAAGTAGAAAAATACATTGAAAAAGAAGTAGATATGTTATCAAAGTATATGAATGGAGAATGTTATGGTTATGGTATTGAAAATACTGAAGAATTTTGTTGGGGGATAATAGGATTTGATGATGCGGTGTCAGAAGCAAAAAGCGTTATTGATGGATTGATAAAAACTAAAGGAGAAAATCAACAAATGTCAAAGTATTGGGAATTTGATAGAGGAACTTTAATTGAGTTTCTTGAAAGACGAGATGATATTATTAAAAGAGCTATTGCTCGAATTGAAGCGAAGTATAACCCACTATGCACATCTAAATCAATATCAGATGATGAGTTGTTAAAGATATTGAATGATGAGAGGTAATTGAAATGGAGCATAAGTATAAAGCACATCGAGAACGACTTGAAGAATCAAATATAATCATGTTCATAACATTTATAGAAACGATCTTATAAACGAATGGCTATCATCGAATAATCCAACAGCAAGTTTACAGTTGATGAAGCTAATTAAACAAGATTATGAAGATTCAAAAGAAGGATTTTGGGGGACTATCCAATGAGATTTGAAGTCAATAACGATACTGTAACGATTTACAAAACAAGTGATAAAGAACGATATTACAAAGAAACTGCTATATGGTATGAAATAAAGAAGATGTTCAATAAAACCAAAAGATATGATCTCATTAAAAAGAACACAACAAAAGATGGTCATTTGTTTGGAGATGCGAACACTTACTATTTAAGGGATAGAAACTGGAGATATTGCTTGGTTGATTATGATTATGCGATTAGGCAATTACATAAAAAGTTTAATATTAACGGAATAATTACGTTGACAATAGTTAATCTGGAGAGATAAAAATGACAGTTGTTCATTGTGAACTATCAAAATGTCCATGTTGTAAAAATAACATATGTCAAAAAGACGAATTGGATATTACAGAGTTTTGGGTTGACCATTCTCGAACTTGCGGAGATACGATGGTATATCCATATTGTAATAAATATTACGAGTTGGCATAACATGAGTAGGGTCAAGTTTGAAAAATACTTTACAAATTACTTCATAAATCATTGGATTATTCCTGAAAGTGGCATTATGATATATTGTTGCTCGGATAATACGATAACTTAGGTGGTTTACATGAGATTGGTTAATAACGACAAAAACATAGAAGTAATAATATCTAAAGGAATAGTCGAAGAAGTTAATAATATTCCAGAAGGATATTGCGTCACTATCGTTAATCTTGATATGTTAAAGAAAAATGATCCGCATGTTGTTATCCATAAGAATAATATGTATATGAAAGAATATCTTACAAAAGATGACTTAGAGGAATTGAAGAAACGATATCAGGTGGATTGACATGATAAAAGATATGAATGATTTAATTATTTCTGGTGCAAAGCATTACGATCAAAAAATAAAATCATGCAATGAAGCTGTTGATTTTTTTAATAAACATAGTAATATTGTTTTTAATTTTGATGGAGATGAATTTAAGTTAATATTAGATAGAGAGTATGATAGATATGTATTTACTCTATACAAAAATATTGTTGCAAACTATAATATAGATATGTTTAAAATTTCAGGTAGTTTAAATTGGATTGCATTTGGAAAAATTAGTAAGTTTGTTGTAGAAATACTTAAGTATGGCGGAAATACAAATGTGGAAACAACGTTTGTTAATGATTTTTACCCACACGATTTTGAAGATTTTATTAATGAAATAGCAATTGCTTGGATAAAGTATAAAAAGGAGGTAGTAAACTCTTACAGGAGAGAGAACAAGCTATGACCGAGAACTGGATGATGGATTACATAGCATCTCATATGTATGTGGTTAAGGATAGATTTAAGTGATAGAACTATAAAGGATGGTGATGAGTGATTAGCTCAATACGGCAGAGCAACGGGCTTTTAAGAGAAATCGAAGAAACCCGTCGGTTGTGGGTTCAAATCCCATATCACTCGCCAATGGTGATAACAAATGTATGATTATAAAAAGGAATTTAAACGAATAGGACAGCAAGTAAACGATGATATAGAAGCATTGATAACAGAATATACAAAAATATATAATCTATATAGACAAGAACACAAAGAACTCATTGACCTAAAGAAGAAATATGGGTTGATTGATATTGAACAAAAGCAAGATTAAATTTTTATTTCCTATTCATAGCACAAAAGACATGGCAAAAGCATTACGGGAGATAAGAAATATGAGCAAATGTGTTTCGTGTGGAAGTCAAATGGATTTGCAATTTGCCCATATCAAAAAGACAAACCTATCTGGAAGGTCAAGAGGGTTGGTAAAAAGATATTTGGATATCACACAGAATCCCGATTGTTACACAATATTATGTGGTAATCATAAACACTCATGCCACATCTTGTATGATAACAACAAGATAAAAATTGATGAAACCAAAACCCTTATTAGCATATTGCCACCCTATATGATTCAAAAGGAGAATGTGTAAGAGTGGGAGTAATCAGAATCGTGGATATAGGATATAGCAATGGTTCTGTTTGGGAATACGTTCTCCCTGATACAATGAGAAATAGGAGAAAAATATCCAATCTTTTGATAGATAATAATATTAATGAACTTAGGTTATTTTGTGAGAAGAAATCTATTTCCGTTAATGAGATAGATTATTGTATAAAATGAGGGAAAATAAATATGCCAACTTGCCCATCTTGTAAATCTGATATTGATGAGTTATTTATTATCAGAATGGAAACAAGAACATATATGCTAACATCTGTCACATATGGTGATCCAATATTAGCATCATGTTCTTCTGTTCCAGATGAAATACTTGACTATCAAGCAGAATGTCCTAATTGTGGATTTACAATAGCAACGAATTGGAGAGATGCAGAAAAATTCTTATTGAGGGAGTAAAATATGAAAAATGATATAAAAGAGCTTTTAAAACAATGGAAAGACTCTAAGATTCAAGATGTTGAAATAGAGAAAGCTATTGATGCATATATTGATGAGATAAAGATTAATGTATTTAATGATACTATCGAAAAGTGTAATGATGATCCATTCGCATATTTGGATATGGATACAATATTGGATACTGTAAGGAGGAAGTATAGTTGATACCAACGATATACTATGAAGTTTCTCTTGTATCCAAGACGATAGCAATATTTCCTGATATGGAAAGTGCTACTCTGTTTATGAATAATCTTGTGCAAAATGACAAAGAACATGCAAAAGATTACAAAATTTTAATATGGCATAAAGATTTTGGTAAACCTCTTACATGGAGTTATTGTAAGAAGTGTGGGGTTTATATTGATTCATGGAAACAAGACCTGTTTAAAGAACTAAATATGCATATATCTCATTTAGTTGTAGAAATAACTGCTCCTGTTGAGATGGAAATGTGTTTGCAATTTTGTGTTGAGTCAAGATGTTTTGATAAATATATCTATGGTGATTATGATAAGAACTTTGTCGGATTGGAAGACTTAACCCAAAGTGATTTTTAAAAAAAAATAATATGGGTATGCCAATAATGAGATTGAAAAACATTCAATTCCATAATGTAACTCCAGAAGTCAAAAAATATTTCTTGCTGGATAAAAAGGACTTGATGGCAAAACCAAAAGTAAGCTACAAAACAAATAATGTTATCTTAACGAATGTTCTTATACTTGGGAATCAAGGAACAGGAAAAACAACAACCGTTAATAGTATTGCAAACATGTTTGTTAAGAAGTATGGACGAGAAAACGTTAATTGCGTAATGAGTGATACAGGAGATTTGGAGATGTTGTTGGAAGGAGGATTTAAGGATAAGTTAATAAACATTGTATTTGCAGATAACATTACATCTGAGAAGATTAATGACTCAACACTAAAAGAATATTTCAGATGCAGAAAGATATTGAATGATGAGTATGATAGATATAATGGTCACATTATAACTTTCTTTGGAGTGCATAGGTATCATAGTTCTCCGAAGGAACTTAGGGCTAACGAGAGTGCTCTAATCGTAAGAGATAGCACAGCATACGGTTATGACAGGAATTTGTTAATCAGAAGGATAGGAGAGAAGAATGTTAAGATATTTGATGCTTTTGAAAGAGCACGTCTTAAGAATCGTGCTTTGTTTAAATACAGTTATTTTTGTTCGAAAACTATAAATGGTTGGATGAGTTTATCAATGCCGAAGGAATATATGTTTACATATCCAGATATAACATTATTTGAGAAGTGATTGAAAAATGAAACCTCCAACAAAGAAAGAACTCGATGATGTAATAAAAAATGGGAATGACTCATATAATGAAGCAGTTAATTTTTCAGAGTTTATAATAGCGAGAGCCGCACAATTGGGAGTAACATTCGAAGAAATAGTGACGGCTTGTGGAATGATGCTATCGTTTATTGGGGTATCAAAACCTGATTATGCTGGATTAGTAGTAAGCACTTGCAAAGAATCCATTGATGAGATTAAACGACATGCTAAAGATGATCCTAAAATACAGAAATCCATTAAAGATTTTTCTCAATGCATAAAGGTTGTTCGTCAAGCATTTGAAAACAATGAATTGTTGGATAAGGAAGATGATAAAAAATGAATCATCTTTTAAACTTTGCAAGAGAATTTGGTTATACTCCAGATGATGTAAAGAATAAATGGTGCTCTAATAACGAGTGGTCAAAGACAAATCCAACATTGGAACAATACTATCCGATGATATATGTTGGTAATATGGTTTGCGATAAACTATTCATAGAAAGAAATAACTTTGAAACATGGTTATGTCAAAAGATTGATATGATATTTGGAGTATTAGTATGCGATAATATTGTTTTGTTAAATAGGGAATATATTAGCTTTTCAAATACGGAACAATTTAATGAGTGGATAGATAACAATATTGAATACGTATCAAAGAAGGTATTAGCACTAAGCCATACAGGGAAGACGTTCAAAAAAATAATGAAACCATATTACAACAGTAGCCCAACTATTCCGAATAACCAGTTATGAAAATAAACCCATATTACAAAAGTGAACCATTGTTTACAAGAATACCAAAGGGCGTTAATAGTGAACCACTCCACTCCAGAAACCCAATGAAAATGAGTGAACCACCTTACAAGAGAAATCCGCAACTAGCTTAGTGAACCAGTTATGAACAGAAATCCATCTAATATAAGTGAATCAGAGGTGAAAAAGAAACCCATCAACGCAAATAGTGAATCAAACAAAAAAAGAAATCCAGTAAACGAAATGAATCATTATAAATAAGAATACCAAAAACTAAAAGTGATATAATATGAAAAAGAAAATTAAAACAATATACAATAACAAAAATGAATTGAAGCAAAGTTCAAATATTTATTATGATGTGCAAGATGTTAGAAAACGTTCCTTTAACAGATTGTTATCAGTTGGCGTTGTTAAAGGAGTATATCCAACTGAGTTGAAACGATTAGAATTATCCATTAGGAAAGATATAGAGATTAATCTTGAGAAGTATCCGATATGGACTAATTACCTTTGTAATGTGAAAGGCATTGGTGCAACTCTTGGTGGCAATATAATAGGAACGTTTGATATACGCAGAGCAAATCACATATCATCGTTTTGGAAGTTTTGTGGATTACATACTAATGATGGTAAGGCAATAAAAAGAACCAAAGGAGTTAAGTTAGACTTTAATATTAAAAATAGGGCAATGGTTTGGAACATAGGGAAATCTCTGATACGTTGCAATAATCCTCAGTATAGGAATATCTATGATCAACGAAAAGTAGTAGAAACAACGAAGCTAAACAATCCTATTGATGACCCAAAGAATTGTCCGATGTATAAAGAGTGTTATGCTAAAATAGGTCATAAGCCATCTTGCAAGTTGCATATCCATAATCGAGCAATGAGATATATGATAAAGATGTTTCTTTCTGATTTGTGGGTAAATTGGAGAAAGATTGAAGGACTATCGGTAACTCCTCCATACATGCATAGGAATGATACATATGAGAATTCAAAGTGATTGATATGAAAACAATTATAATGATGACAAAAGAAATACACCATGTAAAGATTTCTAAGTATTCAGAAGATGTTGTAGAATCGTTTACTTATGAAAGGCATGAACTTAATTGCATAAATTATGAAATTAGGTATCATTGTTTGGCTTGCACAAATTTAGATAAATCTGAAAGTGTATTTCCATTGGAAAATATTTTTTGGTTTAATGTCGTGGATAAGTGATATACTATGATATTTATGACAGAAGATGGAACAAAAGTAAAACGGGAAGTATATTCAAGAAAGCACAAATGCAAAAAATGTGGAGTAGAAAAGTATAAGAGTGAAATGGCATATCATATAAGAACGGCACATCCAGAAATAAAACAAATCAAGAAACTATGGAAGTGGTTTGAGTGATAGTAGAAATTATTTGGTGCATGTCGTTTCGTGGAATAAATGATTCAAAAACAATTGTATGTGATGATTTTGAAATAAAAGATAATTGTATAAAGTTTTTTAAATGTAAATCTCGTATGGTTTATCTTGATATTATAATTCCACTTTTTAATGTTAAATTAATAAAGAAAATTGAGTGATTGGTTTGACTAAACGATTGAGAAAATATGAAGTATTCTTATCAGATGCTTCATTCCCTTCTATTTTTATTTATGCAACAAGTGAAAAAGATGCTAAGAATAAGATAAAGTCATTGATTGATAAAAAAGATAAGATATTAGGAATAAAGAACTGTGATATTCCAAATAATTAGATGATTGAAATGTGCGTATTCCCATCAAAACGAATGTGGAAAATACTTGTGGTAGTTAATTTGTTGCTATTATCATCGTTATATTTAATTTTTATTGCTATATGGATAATGGAGAGATTGGTTTAAATGGCAAAGCAGAGAGTTAGAATAGAACTTGATATTGGTATGAATGATGCTAATCCCAAAATGATTGTTGATATTCCAGCAAATAGTGTTAAGGGAATAACATATACCATATCTGAACCATTTAAAGACGAATATATAAAATTAACAGATGAAGATTTTCTTTTGAATAGAAAATTAAACAGAAAGTGATTAAAATGACTAAGTACATTGTAGGTAAAAAGCAGGGTTGTCAAACGGTTGGTGCACCTGATGATTTTGGAACACCAACAAACATATTATCATCATTAATTCCTTTTTTAAAACCACAATCTAAAATATGGGAATGCGCAAGTGGAACTGATATTATGGTAGATGGTTTTCGTGAGAAGGGGTTTAATGTAATAGGAACTACATTATATTCAAGCGAACCAGAAAGAAAGGTGGACTTTGTATATGATGTAGAAAAGGGTAATGCAATTGCAACAAATATAGATTATATTATTACAAATCCACCATACTCTTTAAAAGATGAATTTATTGAACGATGTTATCAAATTGGTAAGCCATTTGCTTTACTTATGCCACTAACAGCACTCGAAGGTAAGAAAAGACAAGCGATGTATAAAAAATATGGTTTACAACTAATTATACCAAATAAAAGAATTAACTTTATTACTCCAGATGGTAAAGGTGCTGGAAGTTGGTTTACAACAGCATGGTTTACGTATGGTTTAAATCTCGCACATGATATAGAGTTTGTAAATGCAACATGGTAATATGGAGGAATAAACATGATGATGATGATTAACGATAATGTATTTCGCATCGCTAAAGTTATTGTTCGGGCAAGCCAAAATCTTCACGTTGATACTGGATGTATCCCATTGAAATGCTCGTTGATTCACAAAGATGCCCCTAATAATGATGAGGAATATGAGATACTATTTCTTGTTCCGAAAGGTATAAGATCACCTTATATAAATATTGTTCAAACGAAGTTGGGATAAATATGGAGGGTTTAAAATGCAAAAAGTAACAATCCTGTTAACGAATGGAGCAGAATTAAAGTTTGATGCAGTATCATGTGATTTAAATAGAGATGGTTTCGTTGTTATTGTTGTTGGGGATTCACCGAGAAATGTCCTATACTTTAACAAAGAATCAATTATAACCATAAACATAGTATATGAATCAATCAATCTATTTACAAATTGTATGCAATTAAATATATTTACCAATAAAGGAAAGATTGCTGTTAATTATAACGATGGTAGAGGAAACATTGCATACAACGATGTTCAGTCAACATTATGGCATATAGGGGTAGCATTGGATAAGTTAAAAAATGGAGAATATAAACAAGAACAAAAGTGAATATTTATGAAAGATTATTCATTGTTAAGCAAACCAGAACTCATTAAGATAGTTAAAGATAGAGATAAATCTATTAAGAAACTTACAAATAAACTTGAAAAAACTAATGGCATTGCTATATCTTTAAATGGAATAATTAAAGGAAAAGATGCAGAATTATCAACGTTTCGTAAGCACATCTGCAAAGCAATAGATAAGCTTAATAGTGCTTGTATAATTCTCGAAGGAAAAGATGGAACAATAAAGAGTTGCCCTAAGTGATAATATTTGAAAGGGGAAATAGCAATGGTAAATATATATTGCCCAAAGTGCAACCCAAAATCTAAAGCGGTATTGCCCATGCTTCGCCAATTTAAAATGAGAGGATCAAAAATATTGATATCCGATACATCCCAATTTGAATTTTCAGATATAACAACTATTAAAAATCATATAGGAACTAATGTTGTGTATTGCCCTCATTGCAAAACCCATTACTACATTGTAGTGAAGCTTGGAGAAATACCAAATGATAATTTTCTTGTTGATAAACGTAAGATAAGATGATTAAAATGGGATATCTAAAATATTATGATAAAGAAGATAAGAAGTATCCAGATTTAGATCATCTATATGTATCTAATGATGAAGCAAAGCAAATTATTTCTAAGGCAATAAAGCGATTTAATATTTCAACAATGATATGCAATAATATAATGAATGATGATACTGTAGTGGTAAATGCTAAGTTTGATTCATCATATTATATGTATTATAATGATATAGGAAAGATAAGATTGGCATCTGACCCTGTTGTGTTAACGATATTGCATGAATTAGCCCATGCTATGCAACATACTAATAGATTGAAGAACAATATTGTTATTAATCCATGCAAACGTATGGTAGTCCATAACAAAGAACACGCATCGTATGTCAATCAATTAGCAAAGTGGTTTAAACGAAATAACAAAAGATGGGGATATGGCATACCAATATATAAAATTAAATTAGAGGATTGATAGTATATGGTAACCTTAAAAGATGATATTAAAGAAAAGATAGATTGCAATGAAAGGGAACATGATAATTTAATTTCAAAATATAATGTTGCAAATAAGATAGAAAATTCAAATATTGGGGCATTTGCTTATGAAGATGAAACTGGATATATATTAGCATGTTTTGATTGGTCGAGAGGTATTAATAACACTATAAATGGGGAACTATTGTATTTGTATTTGCAAGATAAATTTGATGTATATAAAAAGAAGTATAATCATGTTTATTATTGGGCAGTAGATAGTGAAACACTATGGATATATCTTAAGGAATTCCAATTTTTGTATAAGAACTATAAAACTATACTTGAGCAAATTGGGTATATATTGAATACAGTAAATCCTATGATTGAAAAAGCATTTGGTGGTAAACAATGATACGAAAAATGAGTGAAATACAAGCGGATATAAAACGCAATGAACAAGAACATCTCCAACTATTGGTTGAGTATGAAGAAGCTCATAAGATGGATTTATCAGATTTTGGGGCAGTAAAGATATTTGGAGAGCATAATGTTAGGTTAGAATGGTCAAGGGATTTAGTTGATACTATTGCTGGAAAGATATTGTTTGATCTTTTGGTAGATAAATTTTCAATTGAACTAAGAGAAGAAAATAATCATACATATTGGGTAATAAATGAAAATTGGCTACATACAAATTATAGAACATTTCGTAGTTTATATAAAAATTATAATGAGATAATTATTTATATTAAACGTGATATATACAATATAGGAAAAAATATTGAAAATTGTTTGTTTATGTGATAAATAATGGCATATAGAATAGGATTCGCTGGAAAGATGGGATCAGGTAAAACTACACTTGCTAATTGTCTTGTAAGAGATATGAGATTTAGCAAGCTAAGTTTTGCTGATAGTGTTCGATATACACAAAAGAGGTTGTTTCCAAACAGGGATAATGACAGAAAACTTCTTCAGGATATAGGAATGAAGATGAGGGAAATAGATAAAAATGTATGGATAAATCAGGTGTTTAATTATGTAGATATTATGGATAAATCTGGTAATCGTCTTAATTATGTTATAGATGACGTAAGGTTTATTAACGAGGTTGATAATTTACTTGCAAAAGGATGGGTTGTTTTCAAGTTGGAATGTCCTCTTGATATTAGAAAAGAACGATTAATTAAATCAGGGAAACCCTATGATGGCATAGATTCACACCCTTCAGAAACACAATTGGACTCAATAACAAAAGACAACTATCCAACTGTTCATTTCATTAATAGTAATAGGCAGGTTTATTTAATAGATAATGATATCCGTTCAATTATAAGAGCTATTGGAGGTAACTGATATGGAAAATGATGATGATTGGGAAACTGATTGGGACGACTATAAGCAATGGGAAGATGAAATAGATGAAGAAATAGACGACGATGATGAATATTAAGGTGTAATAAAATGGAGTTAATTGTCTATAAATGGGATAATGATGATAGCAAATTCAAAGTATTATTTTCTAATGATAAAATTATGGATATTCATATAACGAAAGACCAAATCCAAATGTTTGTAGAGGAGGAATGATTTGCATTGAAAGGTAGAAATCTGTTTACAACAGTTGTTGGTTCTCATATGTGGAATATGGCAACTGATATGAGTGATGTTGATTTGTTTGTGTGTAATGCAATAAATAGCAATGATTTGCTTATGGGAGAACAGTATAAATCAGAATTCACTACATACGAACAACTTGACATTGCATATCACGAATCATCTAAAGTAGTTGGGCAATTGAAGAAATCCAATATTAACTTTGTATTGGGAGTAATATCTCCTATAGTAATCACTACATCAGATTTTCATAAGCATCTTTACGAGTTTCTTGATTATAATCGCACTAAGGAAATATATCATAGTATATATGGAATGGTGTCAAGTAATTTGAATAAATACTATGATGAAATTGCACAAGATAAATCTGGAACAAGGATAAACAAATTGAACATATATGTTGAGTTTGGTAAACGATGGATACAAGAAGTTGAACTTAGTAAAATATTCAAAGATATTCCTAAGATTTCTTCTATAGATGGACTGAACACATCACTCTTTGATTTTACAGATATACGTAATCGTTCTAAACTAGATGAAAAATATTCAAAAACTGAATTAGAAGCATTGGATTGGTATTTGTTAACTGAAAGAAAACAATTTTTATCATCAAGTTAATATTAATTTAATGGTGAACAAAAATGAAACAAGCAAAATTTATATTTAAAAAATTTAAATCAGAAAATAAAACCATGTATAAACTAATAGGTTTTGAAAATGTAGCTTCTACTAATGAGTTGCCTAAAGAATATATTAGTAGTGGGGCGTTTCCTTTCTTTTTGAAAGGAAATGATAAATCTATTTCTGTAAATTTTATAGCTGAAGATAATGAACCGTTTCATTATCGTGCAACGTTAGTAACCATATTTATTGGTGATGTATTAGATGAAATATATTTTAAGAAATTTGAACGTGCTGTAAAAAATGCTGGAGAAAGATTACATAAAATACTTTCTGAAGAAACAGTAATAATTGAGGTGTAAAAATATGGTATATAATATTGGCACAATGAATGCATTTGCAATAGGAGAAGTAGTAAGAAAGAACGTATCAAAGAATTCTCTTGCCAATACGTTTGATTGGAATAAGTTAGCAGATGAAATTATTAAACGTAATGGAACTGTAAAAACGGTTCAAATTGGGTTAGAAGAAGATTGGGGGTGCACAGGTGGAAGTATAATAGAGAATGGAAAATATGATAAAAGTGCATATTTTTATGTTCAATCAATATGGGCTACACCAACTGCTATTATAGATGGTGTAGAAATATCTTGTTGTAAAAAAGGAAAAGAAATAAAGAATCATAATAATACAATTCCAAAATCATTTTTTAATAAATTAAAGAAACATAACATTGTATTTGGAGAGTAAAATAAATGTCATCTAAAACTGAACAAGTTGGTGTATCGTTAGCTGTAATACTGCTAATTGCTTGTATAATGGTTGTATCATCTATAGCTGGAATAATATCTGGATTCATATGTGGTTGGATAATTCAAGCAATTCCATTTACTAATAACCTTATGATTGAAGGGTTTGAAGTATTTGGCATCAATGTAATTGATAAGATACCTCAAGTTGGTGCTGTCTTAGGATTCATTGGTGGACTTATATTTGGTCGGCACGCAAGCCATACGAACAATACAAATAAGAAGTGAATACATTGCCTAAGAAAAATACTTATCATGTGTGGATAAAGATATCAGATTGTCATGTATGTGGCAATCCGATATATACTTTGCAGGATTGGAAAAATAAAACTAATCCACCTCCAACATATAGGACTTGCAATTGTATGAGAGTAAATTATGATAAACGAGGAATAATATAATGCGTGTGTATATCGCTTCGCCTTACGTTCCAAAAGAAGGAACACTACACGATGCTTCACGAATAACTGCTCAACGAGTAAGTAGGTCAATCACAATAGCCAATAAACTTATAGAACTTGGTCATATGCCTCACGTTCCTATACTATCTCATTATATTCATACTCACGATAGTTGTAAGAGAGATTATGGAAATTGGTGGTATGAGTATGATTTGACATATCTTGAACATTGGGCAGAGGCATTGTTTGTAGTTGAGATTAATGGAAGTAAAGGAGTTAAAATGGAAATTGAAAAAGCCAACCAACTAAGATTACCTATCTTTTTTAATTTTGAAGACCTTAAGTTTTATGATGAATGGGGGCATATTCGGAAGTTTTAAGTAGTAGTTAAATATTAAATATAAAACACAAATGGAGAGATAAAATATGAGTGAAACTACATATAATACCATTATATCGTTGGATAGGTTTGGAAAGAAGGAAGGTCAAGTAACTGGAGAGCATAAGCATTTTAAGATTTCTATGACAGAAGATAAGTCTATACTGTTAACGGCACAGCAAGGTGTGAAAGGGCAGAATATAACAACTATAACATTTAAGCTAAACGAGCAGGAGATTGCATTGCTTTCTACAGTTCTTACTGAGCTATCCAGAATGACAATACAGGATAAGTTGGGATATTAAATGGTAGAAATATCGTTAGATGATCATAAGACATTGGGCATCTTGCTGAAGAAGTCGAGAGAAGCAATGATAATAAAACTTCTTGAGTATAAGACTAATAAAGAGGCAAACAAGTCTTATGAGAATAAGGCAATCAATCTTATAGATAAGCTTCGTGATGTTCTTGATGATATAGCATTTAGAGATTATTATATATCCGCATATTATGGAAAACCTATTGAAACTCCATTTGAAGTCAATATTAAAGAATGATTTATAGTTCTAATTATGTTTGTTGTAATAGTGGAAATGGGAAGAGCCTGTTTTTATCCAATTGCTTTTTTCTACAGTATTTTTTGGTATTTTTGGAATGATTGAACTGATAATTTTTTTAACATCAAATATTAAAATTATATTTGGGGGATAAATGTGAAAATTAAACTGAATAAATCATTTTATGAAACACCAAGCGAATATTATTATGAATGGCAAATATATGAATTTGAAAATTTCTGTAAAAGAATTAAACAAGAGTTGCCACATATTAAACAAATAATATCTGTAATGATACCAAATTCTTCATACAATTATAAACCATTATTTAATTGGGATTTCACGTATAAAGAGAATGATTGTTCGATTATATATGATAACATTCCAATTAAAATACATATTTCTAAGTCGTGTGATTGCCCTGATTGTAAAGGTAAATTCGATAGAATTGAAATATGTTATCAAAATGAAACAATAGCAGAAATAATATTAGGTGATTAAATTGCCATACATTGATAAATACTATAGGGATTTAATTGACAAAGACTTTGAAGAGCTTCTTACTAAATGGTCCATTGCATGTGAACATGATGGTCCGAGTGCAGAAGGGAGAATTACATATTTAATGTCTAAAATCATTAACTATACATACTATTGTAAAGGATTTACTTATGCTGAATATTGCACTTTGATTGGAATGATAGAAAACTTTAAATTAGAATTGCATAGAAGGTTAGTAGCTGAATATGAAGACAAAAAGTGTAGGGAAAATGGAGATGTATTTGATTGAGCAATAATCAAAAGAGATTGAGAGATAATGGATTTTATTTTGTTAAAGTAGTAGATTGCTATTTCCCAGATAAAGTAACTGTTGGATATTATGATTTTGAAGATAATTGTAATTGGAATTATACTCCTTGGACTATAGTTGGTGATGAGGTTTCACATGGAGAAAATAAAGTAACAGTATTGCAAAAAATTGAAGATTATAAAGAACCTAAACCAGAACCTCATATTTCGTTTATGGTATCATCTAATAGTAAAATAGTTAATGACGGGGATTAAAATGAAATCAGAATCATTTCCAATACATATACAAAGAATGTTTGATGCAATGGGGTGTGTTTATGCGCAATATATAGTAATGCAATTAGATAATAATCCAAAAGCAACTACTAAAGAGATGTGTGATGAAATAGGAGAACCAGCTTTTGCAGTTGCTATACAAAAGTTAGAAGCATGCGGTTTTGTATCAAATATATATGATTTATCAACACATGAATCACACTATGAATTAACTAGTTTGTGCTATGCGGTTATAGATGCAATATTTGAAGTTTATAATGGTGGTTATTAAATGAGAGAATCACGAAAACTTGAAAACGATATCGAATGGAATTATGAAATATTTAATGATATATATGAAACTGTTTATTTACGTAAATGTGCAATATGTAATGAATTTAAAGTATTGAAAAGAGAAGTTGTGGATGATACTGATAATAGCTATGATGGGAGAACTAAATATTGTAATAAAGAAACACTTATTGGCAAGGAATCAAAAGGAATAGGATTGATTTGTGAAAAGTGTGCTTCTATCGAAGGACTGTATGTAATGACAACAAAATTACATAATGAAATAGAGGAATTAAAGAAAATTAAAGAAAATGCAATTAAAGAAATAGAAAAGGTATCAAACTTAGCATCTAATATTTTGTTAAAATATAAAACAGGAGAATAATTAAATGAAACATCACATACATGAAATAAAAATTAAAATAAAAA